TCAAGAAAATAATTCTCTGACTCGTTGACCTTGCTCTTTTTTATGTTCTTCAAGTAGGTGTGAATAGGTGTTTAACGTTTGCGATATTGTAGAGTGACCTAATCGTTTGCTAATATATTCAATCGGTATGCCTTTTGATAGTAAGTAAGATGTGTGAGTATGTCTAAGTGAATAGGGAGTGATATTATCATTATTTAATCCTATTACTTCTTTTGCTTTTTTAAATGATTTGCTCACTGATGTATGACTAACCGAAAATAGCTTCCCGTTAATTCTACGTGGCAATCTGGCCAACTTTGAATTTATACGCATAATATCTCTTGGATTAACTTCTACGTCTCGTTTTGAATTCTTTGTTTTTGTTCCGGGTAAATGAACTATACCATTTGCTTTGTTTAAATCTTTGTATGTCATATTAATAACATCGCTATATCTTGCACCAGTAATACCTAAAATATACAGAAAGATATAGCTTTCTTCATCTCTTTTTTTAAAGTACTCTAGTAAGTTTAAGTAGTCTTTGATCGTTATATATTTAAACTTCTCATCTTTAGATTTTTCAGTGCCTTTGATATTAACATCATAGGTAGGGTCTTTTTTTAAATAACCATCATATAATGCGTCTTTGATACATCTTGCTAAACAACCGTGAACCTTTCTCACGGTCTCGTCGGTATGACCTTGTGCGTATTTATTTAAAAACCTTTGATATTCACTTCGCGTAATATTTTTTACTAACATGTTTTCCCCAAAAAACTCGCTAAATAACTTAATTGATCTTTCGTACCAATAAAACTGTTTGCTGGATAATTGTTTTTTATTTTTTATATTTATCCAATCACTGTAGTATTCTTTAAACTTTTTGTTATCTTCAATGTTATTTCCGTCCTCCAAATCTCTAATCAATTGTTGTGCAGCATTGCTTGCCTCTGCTTTAGTTTTGAATCCCGACTTTCTTTTCTTTCCTGATTTGAAAGACGGATGTTTTACATCGTATTGCCAAGATGTCGACGTTTTATTCTTTCTTTTTGTAATAGTAAATGATGCCATTTTATTTCTCCTCCTCAAAATTGGCAAAAAAATAATAAGGGTAGGCGAGCTACCCGAAATTTTATTGTTGAACAACTATTGCTTCACTTCTTGCTTTTCCTACTTCTTTTCTAAAACTATCATATGATTGATTAGGGTGTGTTAACGACATTCCTGGACCACCTCCAGCATGTTGGTTTTTGTCCGGATTATTTTCCATTTCTTCAGTGGCTCTTTTAGCATTTAAATATTCTTCGTAACTAGGTTCGTTTGGGTCGCGTGGTTGTGCTTGTTGTCCATTATTGGTAGCTGGAAGATTCTTCTGTACCTGTTGCTTAGATGTGTTATTGGTTTGTTGATTGTTGCTAATGTTTGTGTTGTTCTCGTTGTTTACTTGATTATTGTTATCGTTTTGATTAGCATTTTGATTAGCATTTTCTTTTTTAGCTTCTGCTTTTTCTTTAGTTTCTTTCTTTTTATCTTTGTTCTCTTTCTTCGTTTCCGTTTTCTTGCTTTCCTCTTTCTTATCGCCGTCGTTACTACCACATGCGCCTAACACCAACGTACTTGCTAATAGTAAACCTAATAATCTTTTCATGTTCATTTCTCCTTTGTTTATATTTCCTTATATTTAAAAACTCTCAACGGCTCAAATGTAATAGAATACTCGCCATAGTGAGTTCCAATACCATATATCTTTTTATATTGTTCTATTGCTTCTAATATGTATTCTTCGCTTAATTGTAGATACTCAGACAACTCATACAAGTTGCGTACGCCATAATTATAAGCTTCTACAATTTCGCGTAGCGGTACAGCTGAGATAAAGCCGTGTCGTCTTGCGTAATTTTCGAACTTGCGATTGTTGAAATTCGAGTAATCGGCTATATCACCGTATGTAAGTTTATTATGCGCTAATTCTTCGAAGAGAATTCCTGCTTTTTCTCTATCTGATAAACCACGCTTTATTAAAATTAAATCTCCTAACCATACCCCGTCTAAATTATCTGGAAGTACATCAGCCTCTCTTATTTCAATATAATCATGTTGTATTAAAGTTTCTTCATATAATCCCATCTGATACATCCTTTACTTACGTTTACTTCTTATATAATCTGCATAATCTAAAACTCTTTGCCACTCGTCATCAGTTAATTCTCCTTCTAAATGAGCTGCACGATGTTGTACTTCGTTTTCTGTTTGTCTATTTTTTAATAGTAAATATTCTGGGGTAACTTTCAATGCATTGGCAATCTCAGCTATATCCTCCATAGGTATTTTTCTGCTACCGTTTTCATATCGGGATAAGGTAGATTTATTGACACCTATCTTAGTTGCAAAATCAGTTAAATTCACATTATTCTCTTTTCGTAGTTGTTTGATTAATTTACCTATTTCCGCTGAAGTTCTCATTTCAAATTTACCTCCGTTTTATTTATAACAGTATAATAACACTTTTCCATATAGGAAACAACTAGCATTTTAAAAGAATAAAAAATATTTTTCGAGATTTTTGTTGACAATTAGGAAACTTAGGTTTAGTATTGAGTTAACTTCAAAAAACGGAGGTGAGCAAATGTATGAGTTCAACGTCAAAAGAATGAAAGCTGAACGCATTGCTAAAGGCATTTCGATTTCTGATATGGCAAAAAAATTAGGAATGACACCAGGAACTTATTCAAAAAAAGAAAACGGGCATATTAGAATTAATGTTGACGATTTAGCAAAAGTAATTGAAGTACTAGAATTGCCACAAGATAAGTGCGGTATTTTTTTTACTTATAGAGTTTCCAAAATGTCAACAGAACAAAAACAAACATCTTAAAAGGAGGACACAATGGAACAAATCACGTTAACCAAAGAAGAGTTGAAAGAAATTATAGCGAAAGAAGTTAGAAATGCTATAAAAGGCGAGAAACCAATCAGCTCAGGTGCAATTTTCAGTAAAGTAAGAATCAATAATGACGATTTAGAAGAAATCAATAAAAAACTCAATTTCGCAAAAGATTTGTCGCTAGGAAGATTGAGGAAGCTCAATCATCCGATTCCGCTAAAAAAGTATCAGCATGGCTTCGAATCAATTCATCAAAAAGCTTATGTACAAGATGTTCATGACCATATTAGAAAATTAACATTATCAATTTTTGGAGTGACACTTAATTCAGACTTGAGTGAAAGTGAATACAACCTAGCAGCAAAAGTTTATCGAGAAATCAAAAACTATTATTTATACATCTATGAAAAGAGAGTTTCAGAATTAACTATCGATGATTTCGAATAAAGGAGGAACAACAAATGTTACAAAAATTTAGAATTGCGAAAGAAAAAAATAAATTAAAACTCAAATTACTCAAGCATGCTAGTTACTGTTTAGAAAGAAACAACAACCCTGAACTGTTGCGAGCAGTTGCAGAGTTGTTGAAAAAGGTTAGCTAAATTCAACGGTAAGGATTTGCCCTGCCTCCACACTTAGAGTTTGAGATCCAACAAACACATAAGTTTTAGTAGGGTCTAGAAAAAATGTTTCGATTTCCTCTTTTGTAACAGTTTCAATTCCTTCATATCCTGGAAAAACAATTTTCTTTAAATCCGAAACATGTTTTTTTGAACCATCCTTTAAAGTAACTAGAAGTTTCATACTTATCACCTCCTTAGGTTGATAACAACATTATACACGAAAGGAGCATAAACATTATGCAAGAATTACAAACATTTAATTTTGAAGAATTACCAGTAAGGACATTAGAAGTTGATGGAGAACCATATTTTATAGGGAAAGATGTTGCTGACATTTTAGGATATGCAAACGGACGAGATGCTTTGTCAAAACATGTTGATGCAGAAGATAAGCTGACGTCGCAAATCGCGACGGCAGGTCAAAACAGAAATGTAACGATCATCAACGAATCAGGACTATACAGTTTAATCTTTTCTAGCAAATTAGAAAATGCAAAACGATTCAAACGCTGGGTAACTTCGGAAGTTTTACCAACTTTAAGAAAAACCGGAGCGTACCAAGTGCCTAGCGACCCAATGCAAGCATTGAGATTAATGTTTGAAGCTACAGAAGAAACTAAACAAGAAATTAAAAACGTAAAAGATGATGTTATTGATTTGAAAGAAAATCAAAAATTGGATGCGGGAGACTACAATTTCTTAACTAGAACTATTAATCAAAGAGTTGCACATATCCAAAGGCTACATGCGATAACGAATCAAAAACAACGTAGCGAATTATTCAGGGATATTAATTCAGAAGTGAAAAAGATGACTGGTGCAAGCTCAAGAACGAATGTAAGACAAAAACATTTCGACGATGTAATTGAAATGATTGCTAACTGGTTCCCGTCACAAGCTACGTTATACAGAATCAAGCAAATTGAAATGAAATTCGAAAACGAAATATAGGAGGGGAAGAATATGGAATACATCGGATATGCAGACGCAAATGCGTTTGTAAAAATAAGTGGCATTTCAAAAGATGATCTAGAGAAAAAAGTCTACTCGAATAAAGACTTTCAAAAAGAATGCATGTACAGATTTGGTCGAGGACAAAAGCGTTATATAAAAATTGACAAAGCTATTCAATTTATCGGTACCAATTTAATGATTAATGAATACGAATTATAGGAGGAGTTATCAAATGAGTAAAACTTATAAAAGCTACTTATTAGCAGTATTATGCTTCACAGTCTTAGCGATTGTACTCATGCCGTTTCTATACTTCACTACAGCGTGGTCAATTGCGGGATTCGCAAGTATTGCAACTTTCATATTCTATAAAGAATACTTTTATGAAGAATAAAAAACTGCTACTTGCGCCAACAAGTAACAGTAAGTGTTCATCAAAATATACAACTTAATTAAATCAAAATATACGGAGGTAGTCAACTATGGCTGAAAATATTAAAACAGAACAACATTATTACACTAAAGATTTCTCAGGATACAGAAATGAAGAAGATAATTTTGTAGCAAATCAAGAATTGACAGTAACAATCACATTGAACGAGTACAGAAAACTTATTGAAATAAAGGCTGTTAAAGATAAAGAAGAAGATACTTACAGAGGTAAGTATTTTGCGGAAGAAAGAAAAAACAAAAAATTGGAAAAAGAAAATATAAAACTGAAAAACAAAATTTATGAATTACAAAACGAAGAAGATAACGAGGAGTGCGAAGAGGAGTACGAAGAATACAAGGAGGACTAAAAGAATGTATTACAAAGCGGGTGAGATAAAAAATAAAATTATAAACTTTAACGGGTTCGAATTTAAAGTGTCTGCGATGAAGAGACATGACGGTATCAGTATACAAGTTAAGGATATGAATAATGTTCCACTTAAATCATTTCATGTCGTAGATTTAAGCGAACTATATATTGCAATGGATGCAATGCACGACGTTATAAACGAATGGATTGAAGAGAACACAGACGAACAGGACAGACTAATTAACTTAGTCATGAAATGGTAGGAGGCATGAAAAGTGAATGAATTACAAGAGAGAGAACTAGAAACATTTGAACAAGACGACCGATTCAAAGTAACAGACTTAGACAGTGCTAACTGGGTCTTTAAGAAACTAGATGCAATCACAACTAAAGAGAATGAAATCAACGAGTTAGCAAATAAAGAAATTGAACGCATAAACGAATGGAAAGATAAAGAAGTAGAAAAATTACAGAGTGGCAAAGAATATTTACAAAGCCTTGTAATTGAATATTTCAGAATACAAAAAGAACAAGATAGCAAATTCAAGTTGAATACACCTTACGGAAAAGTGACAGCCAGAAAAGGTTCAAAAGTCATTCAAGTTAGCAATGAGCAAGAAGTTATTAAACAACTTGAGCAACGAGGTTTTGACAACTATGTAAAAGTAACTAAGAAACTTAGCCAATCAGACATTAAGAAAGACTTCAATGTAACTGAAAACGGCACTTTAATTGACGCAAACGGTGAAGTTTTAGAGGGTGCTAGCATTGTTGAGAAACCAACGTCATACACGGTAAAGGTGGGAGAATAGATGGCCGAACAACTTAATTTGTACCAAAAAATAGCAGATGTTAAAGCGAATATTGCGGGCTTCACAAAAGATACTAAGGGTTATAACTTCTCGTATGTTTCAGGATCTCAAATATTACACAGAATAAGAGAAAAGATGATTGAACATAATTTATTGTTAGTCCCCAATACGTCAAATGAAAATTGGACGACACATACTTTTAAAAACAAAAAAGGTCAAGAAGTGACAGAATTCATAGTTGAAATGGATTTGAATTATACATGGATTAATGCTGATAAACCAGAAGAACAGTATGAAGTAAGTTATCACGCTTACGGTCAACAAAATGATATTTCACAAGCACATGGCACAGCGTTAACTTATGCTGAACGCTATTTCTTAATGAAGTTCTTTAACATTCCAACTGATGAAGATGACGCAGACGCAAAACAAAAACAAGATAAATATTCAACAGTAAGTCAAGAATTTAAAGACATACTAACTAAAGAAGTTAATGATTTTATAGCCATAGCTAAAGAAAGTGGATTCGCGGAAAAATACCAGGAACAAATTAACAAATTAGAAAAAATGAACGTCGAAGCACTGAATAAAAACCAAATCAATGTAACCAGACAACAGATAAAAAAATGGCTTGGAGGAATTGAACAATGAATACAGTAAATTTAATTGGGAACCTAGTGGCAGATCCAGAATTAAAAGGTCAAAACAACAACGTAGTTAACTTTGCAATTGCAGTACAGAGACCATTCAAAAACAAACAAACTAACGAATATGAAACAGACTTCATTCGTTGTGTTGCATTTGGTAAGACTGCTGAAATCATCGCTAATAACTTTAATAAAGGTAATAAAATTGGCGTTACTGGTTCAATACAAACCGGTAGTTATGAAAATAATCAAGGACAGAAAGTGTTTACTACAGACATCGCAGTCAACAATATAACTTTCGTTGAACGTAAAAACAACGGTCAATCTAACAACCAACAACAGCATAATTCATATAACGCACCACAGAATAGACAGCAATCAAATAATCCATTTGCTAATGCTAATGGTCCTATAGAAATCTCTGACGATGATTTACCTTTCTAGGACGTGATTAAATGGCTCAAATCAAAAACTATATCACTCAAGATGACGGCACAACAACAGTCGTTATCGAGGGTGCCGAGCTAGGAGACAAAGAAACATTATTACTTGATAACGGCTACGAAGTCGAATGTGATTTGCGAATCGAAGACCCATTCAAAATAACAGACAAGCAACGAAGAAAAATATTTGCGCTCTGTAACGACATAGAGAGCCACACAGGCCAACCACGTGACTATATGAGGTATTTGTTCCAAGAATATGTAACGGTTCTGTATGACTATGACAAGAGTATTTCGTTAAGTGACTGTACACGGATGCAAGCGAATCAAATTATCGAGGTAACACTCGATTGGATATTTCACAACGACATACCGCTTAGTTATAAAACAAGCGACTTGCTGAAACAAGATAAATCATTCTTATACTGGTCAACTGTCAACCGCAACTGTGTAATATGCGGAAAGCCTCACGCAGACCTAGCACATTATGAAGCAGTCGGTAGAGGTATGAACAGAAACAAGATGAATCACTACGACAAACATGTATTAGCGTTATGTCGCGAACATCACAACGAGCAACATGCAATTGGTGTTAAGTCGTTTGATGATAAATATCACTTGCATGACTCGTGGATAAAAGTTGATGAGAGGCTCAATAAAATGTTGAAAGGAGAGAAAAAGGAATGAATAGACTAAGAATAATAAAAATAGCACTCCTAATCGTCATCTTGGCGGAAGAGATTAGAAATGCTATGCATGCTGTAAAAGTGGAGAAAATTTTAAAATCTCCGTTTAGTTAATACAGGTTTTTACAAAAGCTTTACCATAGGCGGACAAACTAATTGAGCCTTTTTTGATGTCTATTACCCAGGGGCTGTAATGTAACTTTAATACTTCAAATTCAATGCCAGAAAGTTTACTTATTGTTTCTAGGTTGTGTCCTGACTTTAACATTCTTTTAACAAATTCTAATCCCGAAACAAATCTTTGTTTTTCTATAATCTTATTAAAGTGATTTAAAAACTGAGGAGCATAAAACTTATTATAAATTCCTTTTTTTGTTAAGTAAGACATGTCAAAAGTTTCATTTAAAACCCCTAACCTTACTAGGTTATTAATTGAAATTTCGGTTGATTCTATATCTAACGGAGAGTCTTTTATTAACGTGTCCGATATATTCATACCGTCATTCTTTGGGTTTAAAACCGCTCTATATTTAACGGCAGGATGTACTTCGTGATTCTTTAAATGTTTTAAAAGAATAGCATCATTTGGGGATAATTGTTTAATTATTTCAACAAATGAATGGTGGGTTAATGAGTTTTTTCTGTCATCCATAGATGATGCTATTAGTTTTGCGAACATATTACTTAAAGTTTTTTCACTAATGTAAAACTTTGAAGCTTCTAGAGCAGGACCTAGAAGAGAAAATTGTGGTTCTTGTAAATTATTTTCAGGTACAGAAGATATTTCTTTTTTAAATTGTTCTTTGAATTTTTCAAATTCTACTTCTCTTTGATAAATAACTTTATCCACATAAAGGTGGAATTTCCCAAAGACAAGTTCCCAAGTTTTAGAGAATGTTTCTACAGGCCCTTTTGATGCGCCTTCAATAATTTTATCAATACCTTTACCTAAAATAGGATCCATAATTATTCACCCCCAATCTAACGCAATAGCGATAACAAAATTATACCAGAAAGGAGATAACGAAATGGCAACATTTAGAACGATAAAAGAAAGTGGCGATTTTGTAACTGTGCATAAATCTTTTGTGTTCGATAGTAATTTAAGTGCTAAAGCTAAAGGGATATTATTGTATTTCCTAAGTCGTCCTGACAATTGGCAAATATACACGTCAGAAGTAGTTAAACATATGAATGATGGACAAAAATCAATCAATAGTGGCGTTCAAGAACTTATGGATAATAAATATGTTCACAGAATACAAAAAAGAGCTGAAAACGGTGTGTTTAAAGGTTTTGAATACTTAGTTTACGAAAAACCAACCGAAATGCCATTTTCGGAAAACGGATTATCGGCAAACGGGTTTTCGGAAAACGGAAAAACGGAAAACCGAAAAGGGCGTACTACTAATAATAATAGTACTAATAATGATTTAACTAATAATAACAATACTAATAATGATGGAAGTATATTGTCGGGCAACCCGACTGTGTATTCCATTCCCTATAAAGAAATTATCGAATACTTAAACAAAAAAACAGGAAAGCATTTTAAACACAATACAGCTAAATCAAAAGATTTTATTAAAGCAAGATGGAATCAAGATTTTAGGTTGGAGGATTTTAAAAAGGTGATTGATATCAAAACAGCTGAGTGGCTAAACACGGATAGCGATAAATACCTTAGACCAGAAACACTTTTTGGCAATAAATTTGAGGGGTACCTCAATCAAAAAGCGCAACCAACTGGCATAGATCAATTGGAACGCATGAAGTACGACGAAAGTTATTGGGATTAGGGGGATATTATGAAACCACTATTCAGCGAAAAGATAAACGAAAGCTTGAAAAAATATCAACCTACTCATATCGAAAAAGGATTGAAATGTGAGAGATGTGGAAGTGAATACGACTTATATAAGTTTGCTCCTACTAAAAAACACCCGAATGGTTACGAGTATAAAGACGGTTGCAAATGTGAAATCTATGAGGAATATAAGCGAAACAAGCAACGGAAGATAAACAACATATTCAATCAATCAAACGTTAATCCGTCTTTAAGAGATGCAACAGTCAAAAACTACAAGCCACAAAATGAAAAACAAGTACACGCTAAACAAACAGCAATAGAGTACGTTCAAGGCTTCTCTACAAAAGAGCCAAAATCATTAATATTGCAAGGTTCATACGGAACTGGTAAAAGCCACCTAGCATACGCTATCGCAAAAGCAGTTAAAGCTAAAGGGCATACGGTTGCTTTTATGCACATACCAATGTTGATGGATCGTATCAAAGCGACATACAACAAAAATGCAGTAGAGACTACAGACGAGCTAGTCAGATTGCTAAGTGATATTGATTTACTTGTACTAGATGATATGGGTGTAGAAAACACAGAACACACTATAAATAAACTTTTCAGCATTGTTGATAACAGAGTAGGTAAAAACAACATCTTTACAACTAACTTTAGTGATAAAGAACTAAATCAAAATATGAACTGGCAACGTATAAATTCGAGAATGAAAAAAAGAGCAAGAAAAGTAAGAGTAATCGGAGACGATTTCAGGGAGCGAGATGCGTGGTAATCACAAAACAAAATATAAAAGAAATATTACATTGTAGAGATGTATATGCTCAAAAGATGATTGATTTTGCAAACGGAGACCAAGAGAAACTTAAAAAACTTATTGATGATAAGTTGAAAGAAAAAGAAGAAAGACCCGCAATCGTCGAATATTAAGGAGTGTTAAAAATGCCGAAAGAAAAATATTACTTATACCGAGAAGATGGCACGGAAGATATCAAAGTCATCAAGTATAAAGACAACGTAAATGAAGTTTATTCGCTCACAGGAGCCCATTTCAGCGACGAAAAGAAAATTATGACTGATAGTGACCTAAAACGATTTAAAGGCGCTCACGGGCTTCTATATGAGCAAGAATTAGGTTTACAAGCAACGATATTTGATATTTAGAGGTGGCACATGGAAGTACATTACAGTAGTAAAACAAACGAGTGGACAACACCACAACATTTATTTGATGACCTAAGCGAAGAATTCAGTTTTACATTAGATCCTTGTTCAACAGACGAGAACGCCAAATGCCGGAAGTATTATACAGTAAAAGATAATGGGTTAATTCAAGACTGGTCTGAGGACATTGTTTTTATGAACCCGCCATACGGTCGAAGTATTAAGCGATGGGTCAAGAAGGCTTACGAAGAAAGTTTGAAAGGCGCAACGGTAGTTTGTTTAATACCCGCAAGAACAGACACGACATATTGGCATGATTACATTTTTAATAAGGCTGATGATATAAGATTCCTACGCGGTCGTCTGAAGTTTGGAGATAGTAAAAACAGCGCTCCTTTTCCCAGCGCAATTATCGTTTATAGAGGTGCACAATGAGTAAATACAACGCTAAGAAAGTTGAGTACAAAGGCATTGTATTTGATAGCAAAGTAGAGTGTGAATATTACCAATATTTAGAAAGTAATATGAATGGCACTAATTATGATCATATCGAAATACAACCGAAATTTGAATTACAACCTAAATTCGGGAAACAAAGACCGATTACGTATATAGCCGATTTCTCTTTGTGGAAGGAAGGGAAACTGGTTGAAGTTATAGACGTTAAAGGTAAGGCGACTGAAGTTGCCAACATCAAAGCGAAGATATTCAGATATCAGTATAGAGATGTGAATTTAACGTGGATATGTAAAGCACCTAAATACACAGGTCAAGAATGGATGGTATATGAGGACTTAGTGAAAGTCAGACGTAAAAGAAAAAGAGAAATGAAGTGATTTAATGCAACAACAAGCATATATAAATGCAACGATTGATATAAGAATACCTACAGAAGTTGAATATCATCATTTCGATGATGTGGATAAAGAAAAAGAAGCGCTGGCAGATTACTTATATAACAATCCGGACGAAATACTAGAGTATGACAGCATAACAATAAGACACGCATATATAGAGGTGGAATAAATGAGTATCGTAAAGATTAACGGTAAACCATATAAATTTACCGAACATGAAAATGAATTGATAAAAAAGAATGGTTTAACTCCAGGAATGGTTGCAAAAAGAGTGCGAGGTGGCTGGGCGTTGTTAGAAGCCTTACATGCACCTTATGGTATGCGCTTAGCTGAGTATAAAGAAATCATGTTAGCCAGAATTATGCAACGAGAGGCTAGAGAACGTGAAATAGCTAGGCAACGACGTAAAGAGGCTGAGCTACGTAAGAAGAAGCCACATTTGTTTAATGTACCACAGAAACATCCAAGAGGACGTTATGCGTGCTACCTGATGGAAAACGACATATTCGTGAAAGTTAAGAAGTAGATCATGACAGATAACGCACGCAAAGAATACCTAAATCAATTCTTTGGATCTAAGAGATATCTGTATCAGGATAACGAACGAGTGGCACATATTCATGTAGTAAACGGCACTTATTACTTTCACGGGCATATCGTACCAGGTTGGCAAGGCGTTAAAAAGACATTTAATACAGCAGAAGAGCTCGAAACATATATAAAGCAACATGGTTTGGAATACGAGGAGCAGAAGCAACTAACTTTATTTTAGAGGAGATGGAAATGATGAATAACCGCGAACAAATTGAACAGTCCGTTATAAGTGCTAGTGCGTATAACGGCAATGACACAGAGGGATTACTAAAAGAGATTGAGGACGTGTATAAGAAAGCGCAAGCGTTTGATGAAATACTTAAGGGTTTACCTAATGCTATGCAAGATGCACTCAAAGAAGATATTGGTCTTGATGAAGCAGTAGGGATTATGACGGGGCAAGTGGTCTATAAATATGAGGAGGAGCAGGAAAATGAGTATTAGTGTAGGAGATAAAGTATATAACCATGAAACAAACGAAAGTCTAGAGATTGTGCAATTGGTCGGAGATATTAGAGATACACATTATAAACTGTCTGATGATTCAGTTATTAGCATTATAGATTTTATTACTAAACCAATTTATCTAATTAAGGGGGACGAGTGAGTGGAATGGAAACGATTAAAAAATGTGGTGCCGCACCCAGTTATCAAAAATAAAAACTTAAAGTCGGTATACGTAACAAAAGATAATGTGAAAGAGGTTCAAAAAGAATTAGGTTTCTTTGAAATTTTTAATGAAGAAGTGTTATTAACTGGATTTTTATCATTTCAAAGGATACCTATTTACATTATTTGGATTAATCCTAAATCTCATAAGACGCCTAGATATTACTTTGCTAACGAGCATGAGATTGAAAGATATTTTGAATTTTTGGAGGACGAGTAAATGCTTGAAATCATCGACCAACGTGATGCATTGCTAGAAGAAAAGTATTTAAACGACGACTGGTGGTACGAGTTAGATTATTGGTTGAATAAACGCAAGTCAGAAAGTGAACAGATTGATATTGATAGAGTGCTTAAATTTATTGAGGAATTAAAACGATAGGAGATAACGAATAAATGAATAATTTAACAGTAGATCAATTAAAAGAATTTTTACAAATACAAAAGGAATTCGATAGTAGAATACCTACACTTAATTTACAGGATAGCAAGATTGCATATGTAGTTGAATTCTTTGAATGGTTTAATACATTGGAAACGTTTAAGAACTGGAAGAAGAAACCAGGTAAGCCGTTAGACGTACAGTTAGATGAATTAGCTGACATGTTGGCGTTTGGATTGAGTATTGCAAATCAACAAGAGGTAACGAACGAAAAATTAGAATATGGATTAAGCACTCTTAGAAAAGATGGGTATCTTTACAATGAATCTCAATCCGTTTGGGACTTTATGTCAGATGTATCAAACGTTGGTTTAGAACCTTTAAGTGCAGTTATTATACCACTAGATATTGCTTACAACTTATATTCTATCGACCAACTCATTGACGCATACAAAAAGAAAATGAAAAGGAACCACGAAAGACAAGATGGAACAGCAGACGCAGGAAAAGGATACGTGTAAAGACATCTTAGATCGAGTCAAGGAGGTTTTGGGGAAGTGAGCGACATGTTAGAAATATTTTTAATAGGGTTTGGCGTTTATCTCTTTTATCGCATAGCAATTATTTTTCTTAAGAGTAAAAAGACTATACACACAAACATATATGAAATGTTAATGCTTGCTACTATCTTTATGATATCTACATTTGCTTATAAACATCAAAAGACGCATATCTTAATAGCATTTTTAGTAATGTTTTTTATGAGTAAGCTCAAACAAGTTCAAGGGAGCTATGAGGAATGACACAATACTTAGTCACAACATTCAAAGATTCAACAGGACGTAAACATACACACATAACTAAAGCTAAGAGTAATCAAAGGTTTACAGTTGTTGAGGCAGAGAGTAAAGAAGAAGCGAAAGAGAAAGTCGAGGAGACGTACAATGGCTAAAAGACTTAAACACGATATTTATAGAGCTTTAGGAGAGTACATTATTAATAGAAATTCTATATTACTGAATGAAGAACAACTAAAAGTAGCTAAAGAGTATAAACCTATATTAATGAAAATGTATAGCAAAGTATCAAAAGAAAAAAAGAAACGTAAAATTAAAAATTTCGTTAAACAGATACCTGAGTATATTTTGTCTTTTATTTATACATTAATGTATTGGATCACAATACCTTTTGATTATATTGGCGATAAAGCAGATGATTTGAGAGTGTCTTATAGTAACAATCGTGGTTATAATCGATTTTCAAAGGCACGAAAAGAATTAAACGAGTATGCTTATAACGAAGTTTTACCACGTTTAGAAGAAAAAGAAACTGATGATATGACAGAGATTCATCAACGATTTTTAAAAGACAAAGGTATTGTAAAAGAGTTGATAAAGAAGTAAGGAGTGAACAGAATGATTAAGCAAATATTAAGACTATTATTCTTACTAGCGATGTATGAGCTAGGTAAGTATGTAACTGAGCAAGTATATATTATGATGACGGCTAATGATGATGTAGAGGCGCCGAGTGACTTCGCAAAGTTGAGCGATCAGTCAGATTTGATGAGGGCGGAGGTGTCAGAGTAGATGTATAGCAAAGAGTCAATTGTTAATATGATAGGCACACATAAAATGAAGTGCAATGTATTAGCTGATGTAATACCGGAATATGATAGCAATTCAATTGCACAGTATGGCATACAAGCAACGTTGCCGAAACCACAAGGGGAAAACTCAAGTAAAGTTGAAGATGTTGTTGTGAGGCTTGAGAGAGCAAATAAAAGGTATGCTCAGATGTTAAAAGAGGTTGAGTTTATAAATCAATCGCAACAGAGATTGGGACACGTTGACTTTTGTTTCTTAGAGTTATTGAAGAAAGGTTATAACAGGGATGCAATTATCAAGAAGATGCCTAACTCTAAATTGAACAGAAACAACTTCTTAGCGCGCCGTGATGAATTAGCAGAAAAGATTTATCTACTACAGTGACGAAAATGACAAAAATGACAGAAATGACGAAAATGACACTATTTTTAAACTGTGAATTAATTTTATATAATTGATTTGTAAGAATTATCTTAAGACGTGGGGTAATAGCCACAACAGATGTTCTCATCGATGTGATTAAGAAGTGACAAACATATAAAAGATGATATGTTACGCTATTAATCACTTACTACCTGCCTATATGGTGGGTAGTTTAATTCTTGCATTTTGAGTCATAACTATTTTCCTCCTTTCACATTTATTGAACGTAGCTCCTGCACAAGATGTAGGGGCATTTTTTTATATTTAAAATAACTAGAGTAATTAACGTAAAGGCGTGTGATACAGTGAAAACAATTGATTAAATTAACACCGAAGCAAGAAAAGTTTGTGCTAGGACTCATAGAGGGCAAGAGCCAACGGAAAGCATATATTGACGCAGGGTATTCGACTAAAGGTAAGAGTGGGGAATATCTAGATAAAGAAGCGAGTACACTTTTTAAAAATCGGAAGGTTTCCGGAAGGTACGAAAAATTGCGTCAAGAAGTAGCTGAACAATCAAAATGGACACGCCAAAAGGCCTTTGAAGAATATGAGTGGCTAAAGAATGTAGCTAAGAATGACATTGAAATAGAGGGAGTGAAGAAAGCGACAGCTGATGCATTCCTCGCTAGTTTAGATGGTATGAATAGAATGACGTTAGGTAACGAAGTTTTAGCTAACAAGAAAATAGAAACTGAAATTAAGATGCTTGAGAAGAAGATTGAACAAATAGATAAAGGTGACAGTGGAACAGAAGATAAAATCAAACAACTTCACGACGCAATAACGGAAGTGATCGTCAATGAATAAACTTAAATCTTTATATACGGACAAACAAATTGAAATATTGAAGCAAACGCAAAAACAAGATTGGTTTATGTTAATTAATCACGGAGCAAAGCGTACAGGTAAAACAATATTAAACAATGACTTATTTTTACGTGAGTTAATGCGTGTGCGAAAGATAGCAGACGAAGAAGGAATTGAGACACCTCAATATATACTTGCTGGTGCAACATTAGGTACGATTCAAAAAAACGTACTAATAGAGTTAACTAACAAATATGGCATTGAGTTTAATTTTGATAAATATAATTCATTCATGTTATTTGGCGTTCAAGTGGTTCAGACAGGTCACAGTAAAGTAAGTGGTATAGGAGCTATACGTGGTATGACATCGTTTGGTGCATATATCAATGAAGCGTCGTTAGCGCATGAAGAGGTGTTTGACGAGATTAAGTCACGTTGTAGTGGAACTGGTGCAAGAATATTGGTAGATACCAACCCTGACCATCCCGAGCATTGGTTGTTGAAAGATTATATTGAAAATACAGATCCTAAAGCAGGTATACTGAGTCACCAATTTAAGCTCGATGACAATAACTTTCTTAATGATAGATATAAAGAGTCTATTAAGGCTTCAACACCATCAGGTATGTTCTATGAACGTAATATCAACGGTATGTGGGTGTCTGGTGACGGTGTAGTATATGCCGACTTTGATTTGAATGAGAATACGATTAAAGCAGATGAACTGGACGACATACCTATCAAAGAATACTTTGCTGGTGTCGACTGGGGTTACGAGCACTATGGATCTATTGTGTTAATAGGACGAGGTATAGATGGTAACTTTTATTTTATTGAGGAGCACGCACACCAATTTAAGTTTATTGATGATTGGGTGGTTATTGCAAAAGATATTGTAAGTAGATATGGCAATATTAATTTTTACTGCGATACTGCACGACCTGAATACATCACTGAATTTAGAAGACATAGATTACGTGCAATTAACGCTGATAAAAGTAAACTATCGGGTGTGGAGGAAGTTGCTAAGTTGTTCAAACAAAACAAGTTACTTGTTCTTTATGATAATATGGATAGGTTTAAGCAAGAGGTATTTAAATATGTTTGGCACCCTACAAACGGAGAGCCTATAAAAGAATTTGATGACGTGTTGGACTCGTTAAGATATGCCATATACACACATACTAAACCTGAACGATTAAGGAGGGGGAAATGACATTGTATAAGTTAATAGATGATATTGAAGCACAAGGAATATTGCCTAAGCATATTGAGGCTCTAATAGAGTCACATAAAGACGATAGAGAGAGAATGGTTAATCTCTATAATAGATACAAGACACATATTGACTATGTACCAATATTCAAACGTCGACCAATTGAAGAAAAAGAAGATTTTGAAACTGGTGGAAATGTAAGGCGATTAGACGTGTCTGTTAATAACAAACTTAACAACTCTTTTGACAGCGAAATTGTTGATACACGTGTTGGTTATTTACATGGTGTTCCTGTTACTTATGATTTAGATGAAAACGCAGAAAAAAACGAAAAGTTGAAAAAGTTTATAACCAACTTTGCCATTAGAAATAGTGTTGATGATGAGGATTCTGAAATAGGTAAAATGGCAGCAATTTGCGGATATGGTGCTAGGTTAGCATATATTGATACGAATGGTGATATTAGGATTAAGAATATAGATCCCTATAATGTTATTTTTGTTGGCGACAATATTTTAGAACCTACATACTCATTGCGCTACTTTTATGAAAAAGATGATGATAATGGCACTGATTATGTGTACGCAGAGTTTTACGATAATGCTTATTATTATGTATTTCGAGGAGAAGGTATTGACGCTTTGCAAGAAGTTGGACGATATGAACATTTATTTGATTACAATCCATTGTTTGGTGTACCTAACAACAAAGAGATGATAGGAGATGCTGAAAAGGTTATTCACTTAATTGACGCATATGATTTAACAATGAGCGATGCATCAAGTGAGATTAGTCAGACACGTTTAGCATACCTTGTGTTACGCGGTATGGGTATGAGTGAAGAAATGATTCAAGAAACACAAAAGAGTGGCGCATTTGAGTTGTTCGACAAAGATATGGACGTTAAATACTTAACAAAAGATGTAAATGACACAATGATTGAGAACCATTTAGATCGAATCGAAAAGAATATCATGCGTTTTGCAAAGTCAGTAAACTTTAATTCTGACGAGTTTAACGGAAATGTACCTATCATTGGAATGAAACTTAAACTTATGGCTTTAGAGAACAAGTGTATGACGTTTGAGCGTAAGATGACAGCTATGTTGAGGTATCAATTCAAAGTTATTTTATCTGCATTAAAGCGTAAAGGGTACAACTTGGATGATGATAGTTATTTAAACCTGATATTTAAGTTCACTCGTAACATTCCAGTTAATAAGTTAGAAGAATCACAAGTGCTAATTAACCTGAAGGGACAAGTTTCAGAACGAACAAGGTTAGGACAATCACAACTAGTTGATGATGTTGATTACGAATTAGACGAAATGGAAAAAGAAAGTCTTGAATTTAATGACAAATTACCTGACATAGATGAAGGTGACGCAAATGACAAATCCCAAAATAACCAATCAGAATGATATTGATGAGTATATCGAGGGTTTAATCTCTAAAGCAGAAAAACCAATAGAACAACTATTTGCTAATCGACTTAAAGAGATAAAACAAATCATCGCAGATATGTTTGAGAAATATCAAAATGATGATGTGTATGTTACATGGACTGAATTCAATAAATACAACAGGCTCAATAAGGAGTTAACTCGTATAGGTACAATGTTGACTGATGACTATAGGCAAGTAGCTAAGATGATTCAGAAGTCACAAGAAGATGCTTATATAGAAAAATTCCTTATGAGCCTTTATTTATATGAAATGGCGAGTCAAACATCTATGCAGTTTGATGTTCCGAGTAAAGAGGTAATCAAATCAGCTATTGAACAACCTATTGAGTTCATTCGTTTAATGCCAACACTACAAAAACATCGTGATGAAGTATTGAAAAAGATACGTATGCACATTACACAAGGTATTATGAGTGGAGAGGGTTACTCTAAGATAGCTAAAGCAATACGTGATGATGTCGGCATGTCTAAAGCTCAATCATTGCGTGTGGCTCGTACAGAAGCAGGCAGAGCAATGTCACAAGCTGGACTTGATAGCGCAATGGTTGCTAAAGATAACGGTTTGAAGATGAAGAAACGTTGGCATGCTACTAAAGATACACGAACACGTGATACTCATCGTCATTTAGATGGGGAATCAGTGGAAATAGATCAGAATTTTAAATCAAGTGGGTGTGTTGGGCAGGCGCCCAAGCTATTTATTGGTGTAAACAGTGCGAAAGAGAATATTAATTGTCGTTGCAAATTACTTTATTATATTGATGAAAATGAATTGCCAACTGTAATGAGAGCACGTAAAGACGATGGTAAAAATGAAGTTATCCCATTCATGACTTATCGTGAGTGGGAGAAATATAAGCGAAAAGGTGGTAATTGATATGGATTTTAAAATAAAAGTAAATGTTGATACTGGCGAAGCTATAGAAAAGTTAGAACGCATTAAATCCTTGTACGAAGAGATAATAGAGTTACAAAACGAAAAAGTTGTTGTAAACGTAACAGTTAAAAATGAAGCTGATTTAGATATGGTTAAAACATCTATTAGCGAAGAAAATGCTAAAAATAATGATTTCACACTTTTTTAGTTGTCTCTTTGCTACTCGACCTTAGCATGTCGTTAAACTGCTTTTTATTATGCACTTTTCGGACTGTTAGGGTACGCGAAGGGCAAAAAGGAGTTTTGATATATGAATATCGAAGAAGTTAAGTCTTTTTTTGAAGAACACAAAGACGATAAAGAAGTAAAAGATTATCTAAAGGGACTTAAGACGGTGTCTGTTGATGACGTTAAAGGCTTTTTAGATACAGAAGAAGGTAAACGATTCATTCAACCTGAATTAGATCGTTATCATTCGAAAGGATTAGAATCATGGAAAGAGAAAAATCTTGAGGATCTAATCGAACAAGAAGTACGGAAGCGTAATCCTGAGCAATCAGAAGAACAAAAACGTATTAGTGCTCTTGAACAAGAGTTAGAAAAACGCGACGCAGAGGCAAAACGTGAGAAGTTAAGAAGTAACGCGCTAGGTAAAGCGCAGGAACTAAATTTACCAACATCCTTAGTTGATAGATTTTTAGGCGATTCTGATGAAGATACTGAGCAAAACTTAAAAGCTTTAAAAGAAACCTTTGACAAGTATGTTCAAAAAGGCGTTGAGTCTAAATTTAAATCGAGTGGAAGAGATGTTAAAGAATCACGAAATCAAGATTTAGACCCTTCAAATGTAAAGTCCATTGAAGAAATGGCGAAAGAAATCAATATTAGAAAATAAAGTGAGGTAATAAAATATGGCAACTCCAACATACACGCCAGGCAATGTTATTTTATCGGATTTTAAAAACGGCGTTATTCCAGCAGAACAAGGTACTTTAATCATGAAAGACATTATGGCTAATTCAGCAATTATGAAATTAGCTAAAAATGAGCCAATGACAGCACAAAAGAAAAAATTTACTTACTTAGCAAAAGGTGTAGGCGCCTACTGGGTATCAGAAACGGAACGTATTCAAACTTCTAAGCCTGAATATGCACAAGCAGAAATGGAAGCTAAGAAAATTGGTGTAATTATTCCGTTATCAAAAGAGTTTCTTAAATGGACTGCAAAAGATTTCTTTAATGAGGTTAAACCTCTAATTGCAGAGGCATTTTACAAAGCGTTTGACCAAGCTGTTATCTTTGGTACTAAATCACCTTACAACACTTCAACTAGTGGTAAACCGCTTGTTGAAGGCGCAGAAGAGAAAGGTAACGTTGTTACAGATACTAATAATTTATACGTAGACCTTTCGGCATTAATGGCTACTATTGAAGATGAAGAGTTAGATCCAAACGGAGTATTAACTACACGTTCATTCAGAAGTAAAATGCGTAATGCTTTAGATGCTAATGACAGACCATTATTTGATGCTAACGGGAACGAGATTATGGGATTACCACTATCTTATACTGGAGCGGATGTATACGACAAAAAGAAATCGTTAGCACTAATGGGTGATTGGGATTACGCACGTTACGGTATCTTACAAGGTATTGAGTATGCAATTTCTGAAGATGCCACGTTAACGACGTTACAAGCATCAGATGCTTCTGGCCAACCAGTATCATTATTTGAACGTGATATGTTCGCTTTACGTGCGACGATGCATATTGCATACATGAACGTTAAACCAGAAGCGTTCGCAACGCTTAAACCAACTGAATAGGAGGAGATATGATGGCTAATCCTGCAGAAGAGATTAAGGTAAAAAAAGACAATATGACTATTACTGTTACAAAGAAGGCATTTGACTCTTATTACAGTCTTGTCGGTTACAAAGAGGTTAAATCACGTCGTACTACGTCTGATAAGAGCGAGTGATAAAAATGACTCTTTATGAAGATGTTAAACTTTTACTCAAGAAAAATGGAGTGGAAGTTAAAAGTGATGAAGAAGAAATATTTAAGATGGAAGTTGACGGAATACTAGAAGATGTTAGGGATATAACAAACAATGATTTTATGAAAGATGGTCAAGTCATTTATCCTTACTCAATCAAAAAGTATGTCGCAGATGTCCTAGAGTATTATCAACGACCTGAAGTTAAAAAGAATTTAAAGTCAAGAAGTATGGGGACAGTGTCGTACACTTATAACGATGGTGTCCCTGATTACATTAGTGGAGTATTAAACAGGTATAAACGAGCAAAGTTTCATCCGTTTAAACCAATAAGGTAGAGGTGTTGTTTGTGTTTAACCCATACGACGAATTCCCTCACACTATTTCTATTGGAAGTATCAAAAAAGTAGGAGAGTATCCAATTATACAAGAGCGCTTTGTAAGCGATAAAACAATTAAAGGATTTATGGATACGCCTACTACATCTGAACAACTAAAATTTCATCAAATGTCACAAGAATATGACAGAAACCTATATGTACCTTATGACTTGCCAATATCTAAAAACAATTTATTTGAGTATGAGGGTAGAATCTTTAGTATTGAAGGTGATTCTGTAGATCAGGGCGGACAACATGAAATTAAGTTACTACGACTTAAGCAGGTGCCATATGGCAAAAGTTAAGTACGGTGCTGATAGCATGGTTGTTGAATTGGATAAGTTCGATAAGAAAATAGAAGAGTGGGTTAAAAAAGGTATTGCTAAAACAACGACGAAGATTTACAACACTGCTGTAGCATTAGCTCCTGTTGACTTAGGTTTTTTAGAAGAAAGTATTGACTTTAAATATTTCGATGGTGGGTTATCCAGTGTTATAAGTGTCGGCGCAGATTATGCAATATACGTTGAATACGGTACTGGTATATATGCTACTGGTCCTGGTGGTAGTCGTGCTACAAAGATTCCGTGGAGTTTTAAAGGTGATGACGGCGAATGGTACACCACATATGGTCAAGCGCCACAGCCATTTTGGAACCCTGCAATTGACGCAGGACGCAAGACATTCGAGCAGTATTTTTCATAGAGGTGGTTAAATATGTGGGTATCAGTTGAGCCTGAACTTACAAATCAAATATATAAAAGATTAATCTCAGACCCTAACATTAACAAACTAGTTGATGATAGGGTTTTTGACGTTGTTCAAGATGACGCTGTTTACCCATATATTGTTGTGGGTGAATCAAACGTCACTAACAACGAATCTAGCGCAACAATGAGAGAAACAGTCGGTATTGTCATACATGTGTATTCACAGTTCGCTACACAATACGAGGCTAAGCTCATTTTAAGCGCGATAGGTTATGTGCTTAACAGACCTATAGAAATAGATAATTACGAGTTTCAATTTAGCCGTATCGATAGTCAAGCAGTATTCCCTGATATAGACAGGTTTACTAAGCATGGCACGATACGGCTTTTATTTAAGTACAGACATAAAAAGAAAAACGAAGGAGTGTATTAAATGGCGCAAAAAAACTATTTAGCAGTTGTACGTCCAGCTGAAACTGACTTAGATCCAGTAGAATCTTTATTATTAGCTGACTTACAAGAAGGTGGACATACGATTGAAAATGATTTAGCTGAAATAGTACGAGGCGGTAAAACGGACTATTCTCCCAATGCAATGTCAGAATCATTTAAATTAACAATTGGTAATGTGCCTGGAGATAAAGGAATTGAAGCAGTGAAACACGCTGTACAAACAGGTGGACAGTTGCGTATATGGCTTTATGAGCGTAATAAACGTGCAGACGGTAAACATCACGGAATGTTTGGTTATGTTGTTCCAGAATCATTTGAAATGTCATTTGATGATGAAAGTGACAAAATCGAACTATCATTAAAAGTTAAATGGAATACAGCAGAAGGTGCTGAAGATAACTTGCCGAAAGAGTGGTTTGAAGCTGCAGGTGCGCCTACAGTTGAATACGAAAAATTCGGCGAAAAAGTCGGAACATTCGAGAATCAAAAGAAAGCTAGTGTTGTATCTGATTCACACACGGAAGACCATTCTATGTAAACTAATAGATCAAGGGGGCGTAAGCTCCCTATTTTTTTATAAAAAAATTGAAAAGAGGTATATATTTTGACTGAATTTAATCCAATTACAACATTAAAAATTAATGACGGAGAAAAAGATTACGAAGTAGAAGCAAAAGTAACATTTGCATTTGACCGAAAAGCTGAAAAATTCTCAGAAGATAGCGAAGATGGGAGAAAAGGAGCAATGCCAGGATTCAATGTTATCTTTAACGGTTTGCTAGAATCTAGAAACAAAGCGATTTTACAATTTTGGGAATGTGCTACTGCTTATTTAAAAAACCCACCAACTCGAGAACAATTAGAAAAAGCAATTGATGATTTCATCACTGAAAACGAGGATACTTTGCCGTTATTACAAGGGGCTTTGGACAAACTTAACAATAGTGGTTTTTTCAAGAGGGAGAGTCGCTCGTACTGGATGACATTGAACAAAGCACCGAATATGGCCAAAAGCGAGGACAAAGAAATGACGAAAGCAGGCATAGAAATGATGAAAGAGAATTACAAGGAAATCATGGGCGCAGAACCTTACACGATTACTCAAAAATAAGGCAACTGACAGCTAGATATTTAGGATATATCCCTGAACATGAATTGTTAGCACTAACACCTGCTGAATGGCGTGATTGGCTTATTGGTGGTCAGGATAGGTACCTAGATCAAAGACAATTATTAATTGAACAAGCGCAAGCTAACGGCTTAGTACAAGCTTCTAAGAGGCTAACTAGTATGATTCGTGACATTGAGAAACAACGTTACGAAATAAGAGAACCTGGTAGCTATGCTCGTGTACAAAAAGCTAGATTAGAAGAAGAAAAAAGAAGACGTGAACTCTTCAAAGAAGGTACAAGAAAATTCCTTGAATCGAAAGGAGGTTAGCCTTTGGATACTCATTTTATGGCAAAGATTATGGCCAATATTAGAGATTTCCAAAGCAACGTAAGGAAAGCTCAACGATTAGCAAAGACGTCTGTACCAAACGAAATTGAAACAGATGTAAAAGCAGATATTTCAAGATTCCAAAGAGCTTTACAACGCGCTAAATCAATGGCTCAACGATGGCGAGAGCATTCTGTTAAATTATTCATGAAAACAGATGAGTATAAAGCGAATTTAGAACGCGCTAAAGCTCAAGTAGAGCGATTTAAACAACATAAAGTAGATTTGAAACTAAGTAACACTGAATTAATGGCCAAATATAATGCAACTAAAGCTACTGTCGAAGCTTGGAGAAAACATGTTGTTAAGTTGGATTTAGATGCAAACCCCGCTAAAATGGCGGTTAAAGGGTTTAAAGAAGATTTAATAGATCTTAGCAGGCATAGTTTTGATATTGATTCCAGCAGATGGAAATTAGGAAATAAATTCACAAAAGAATTCAATGAAGTCGAAGGAGCAGTTAAACGTTCTTTCGGAAGAATTGGTCAGATTATGAGAAAAGAAGTAAATGGAACAAGTGATATTTGGGGTAAACTTAACAACTCATTGAAAGATTACGGCGAGAAAATGGACGCCTTAGCTACTAAAATCCGAACTTTCGGTACTATCTTCGCGCAACAGGTCAAAGGCTTAATGATTGCTAGTATACAAGCATTGATACCAGTGATTGCCGGATTAGTACCTGCAATAATGGCAGTACTTAATGCGGTTGGTGTATTAGGTGGTGGCGTTTTAGGTTTAGTTGGCGCATTCTCTGTCGCAGGTCTTGGAGTTGTTGGCTTTGGTGCAATGGCTATTAGCGCTCTTAAAATGGTTGAAGATGGAACATTGGCAGTAACAAAAGAAGTTCAAAACTTTAGAGATGCGAGCGATCAGTTAAAAACTACATGGCGTGATATTGTTAAAGAGAATCAAGCAAGTATCTTTAATGCGATGTCAGCAGGTATCAGAGGTGTTACAAGTGCGATGTCTCAATTAAAACCATTCTTATCTGAAGTATCTATGCTGGTTGAAGCAAACGCACGCAAGTTTGAGGATTGGGTTAAACATTCTGAAACAACTAAGAAAGCATTTGAAGCATTGAATAGCATAGGTGGCGCAATCTTCGGAGATTTATTGAACGCTGCAGGAAGATTTGGCGACGGATTAATTAACATTTTCACTCAATTAATGCCGTTGTTCAAATTTGTGTCTCAAGGACTACAGAACATGTCCATAGCTTTCCAAAATTGGGCTAATAGTGTGGCTGGTCAGAATGCTATTAAAGCGTTTATTGACTACACTACCACTAACTTACCTAAGATTGGTCAGATATTTGGCGATGTGTTCGCTGGTATTGGTAATTTAATGATTGCTTTTGCTCAAAACAGTTCTAACATTTTTGACTGGTTAGTTAAATTAACTTCTCAATTTAGAGCATGGTCAGAACAAGTAGGACAATCACAAGGATTTAAAGACTTTATCAGTTACGTTCAAGAGAATGGTCCTACTATTATGCAGTTAATCGGTAATATCGTAAAAGCGTTAGTGGCATTTGGTACTGCAATGGCTCCTATAGCTAGTAAATTACTAGATTTCGTTACTAATTTAGCTGGATTTATCGCCAAACTATTCGAAGCACACCCAGCAGTCGCTCAAATTATCGGTGTTATCGGTATTTTAGGTGGCGTATTTTGGGCTTTAATGGCTCCGATCGCAGCTGTTAGCAGTGTGTTAAGTAATGTGTTTAGTATGACTTTATTGAATGTTGTCAAAAGAATACTGGATTTAACTAGAATAACTGGGGTGGTAAGTAAAGCGTTCGGTTTATTGACTGGTGCTTTCACAAGTATTTCTTGGCCAATATTAGCAGTAGTTGCAGTCATTGGTGTATTCATTGGTATTCTTGTTTATTTATGGAAAACAAACGAGAATTTCAGAAAAACAATAACAGAAGCTTGGAACGGTATTAAAACAGCAGTTTCCGGTGCGATTCAAGGTGTAGTAGATTGGTTAACTCAATTGTGGGGCAAAATTCAATCAACATTACAGCCAATCATGCCTATATTACAAGTATTAGGACAAGTATTCATGCAAGTTTTAGGTGTTTTGGTAATAGGCATTATTACAAATGTTATGAATATCATACAAGGTTTGTGGACGTTAATTACAATTGCGTTCCAAGCCATAGGAACAGTGATATCCGTAGCTGTCCAAATCATAGTAGGTTTATTCACTACTTTAATTCAGTTGCTTACTGGCGACTTCTCAGGTGTTTGGGAGACTATTAAAACTACGGTTACCAATGTACTTGATACGATTTGGCAATACATGCAATCAGTTTGGGAGTCAATTATCGGCTTTTTAACTGGCGTAATGAATCGAACGCTTTCAATGTTTGGTACAAGTTGGTCACAGATATGGAGTACAATCACTAATTTTGTTAGCAGTATTTGGAGCACTGTTACAAGTTGGTTCAGTCGTGTTGCTTGGAGTGTGGCTGAAAAAATGGGACAAGCATTAAACTTTATTATCACAAAAGGTTCTGAATGGGTTTCTAACATTTGGAATACAGTTACAAGTTTCGCGAGTAAAGTAGCTGATGGGTTTAAAAGAGTTGTCTCAAATGTAGGTGACGGTATGAGTGATGCACTTGGTAAGATTAAAAGTTTCTTCAGTGATTTCTTAAATGCCGGAGCGGAATTAATCGGCAAAGTAGCTGAGGGTGTAGCCAATGCTGCGCACAAAGTAGTCAGCGCGGTAGGCGATGCGATTTCATCAGCTTGGGACTCTGTAACTTCATTCGTAAGTGGACACGGTGGAGGTAGTAGCTTAGGTAAAGGTTTAGCGGTATCACAAGCAAAAGTAATTGCTACAGACTTTGGCAGTGCCTTTAATAAAGAGCTATCCTCTACTTTGACAGATAGTATAGTAAATCCTGTAAGTACTTCTATAGACAGACACATGACTAGCGATGTTCAACATAGCTTAAAAGAAAATAATAGACCTATTGTGAATGTAACGATTAGAAATGAGGGCGACCTTGATTTAATTAAATCACGCATTGATGACATGAACGCTATAGACGGAAGTTTCAACTTATTATAAGGGAGGTTTGTTAGTTGATAGCGCACGATATAGAAGTAATAAGGAATGGTTCACAGTATCGCGTCAGTGACAATCCTTTCACTTATAATCACTTGGAAGTAGTTGAATATAACGTTACAGGCGCAGGATATCATCGTAACTATTCTGATATAGAGGGTATTGATGGTAGATTTCATAATTACGCTAAAGAAGAACTAAAAAAAGTAGAGCTTAAGATAAGGTATAAAGTACCTAAAATTGCTTATGCTTCACATTTAAAGTCAGACGTCCAAGCACTATTTGCTGGACGTTTTTATTTAAGGGAATTAGCTACACCAGACAATTCAATTAAGTATGAGCATATATTAGATATACCAAAAGACAAACAAGCATTTGAGCTTGATTATGTTGATGGACGACAACTTTTTGTAGGACTAGTAAGTGAAGTTTCTTTTGACACAACACAAACATCAGGGGAATTTTCTTTGTCGTTTGAAACAACCGAACTACCATACTTTGAAAGTGTCGGTTATAGTACTGATCTTGAAAGTAATAACGACCCTGAAAAATGGTCGGTACCTGATAGATTGCCTACAAACGAAGGTGATAAGAGGCGTCAAATGACATTTTACAACACTAACTCAGGAGAAGTTTATTATAACGGTGATGTTCCTTTAACACAGTTTAATCAGTTTAATGTTGTTGAAATAGAGTTAGCTGAAGATGTTAAAGCTAATGATAAGGATGGATTCACTTTCTATACAGATAAAGGAAATATCTCAGTTATTAAGGAAGTTGATTTAAAAGCCGGAGATAAAATAATCTTCGACGGTAAACATACCTATAGAGGTTATTTAAATATAGATTCTTTTAATAAAACTTTAGAACAACCGGTTTTATATCCAGGCTGGAATCGATTCAAGTCTAATAAAGTAATGAAACAAATTACATTTAGACACAAATTATATTTTAGATAAGGAGTAGCCTATGCCAATTTTATTAAAAAGTCTACAGGGTGTAGGGCACGCTATTAATGTTAGTACAAAGGTAAGTAAAAAGCTAAATGAAGATAGTTCTTTGGATCTAACTATTATCGAGAACGCGAGTACGTTTGACGCAATAGGTGCTATAACTAAAATGTGGACGATCACTCATGTTGAAGGTGAAGATGATTTCAACGAATATGTAATTGTCATACTTGATAAGTCTACTATTGGCGAAAAAATAAGGCTTGATATCAAAGCTAGGCAAAAAGAACTTGATGACCTTAACAATTCTAGGATTTACCAAGAGTATAACGAAAGTTTTACAGGCGTTGAGTTCTTCAATACTGTCTTTAAAGGAACGGGTTATAAGTATGTATTACATCCAAAAGTAGATGCATCTAAATTCGAGGGATTAGGCAAAGGAGATACACGATTAGAAATCTTTAAAAAAGGACTTGAGCGTTATCATCTCGAATATGAATACGATGCAAAGACTAAAACGTTTCATTTGTATGATGAATTATCTAAGTTTGCCAATTATTACATTAAAGCTGGTGTGAATGCTGATAACGTCAAAATACAAGAAGATGCATCTAAATGTTATACCTTTATTAAAGGTTATGGTGATTTTGATGGACAACAGACTTTTGCAGAAGCGGGACTACAAATTGAATTCACTCATCCATTAGCACAATTGATAGGTAAAAGAGAAGCGCCACCGCTTGTTGATGGACGTATTAAAAAAGAAGATAGTTTAAAAAAAGCAATGGAGTTATTGATAAAGAAAAGTGTCACTGCTTCTATTTCCTTAGACTTTGTAGCGTTACGTGAACATTTCCCAGAAGCTAACCCTAAAATAGGTGATGTTGTTAGAGTGGTGGATTCTGCCATAGGATATAACGACTTAGTGAGAATAGTCGAAATCACTACACATAGAGATGCGTACAATAATATCACTAAGCAATATGTAGTATTAGGAGACTTTACAAGGCGTAATCGTTATAACAAAGCAGTTCATGATGCTGCAAATTATGTTAAAAGCGTAAAATCTACAAAATCCGACCCATCTAAAGAACTAAAAGCATTAAACGCAAAAGTTAACGCAAGTTTATCTATAAATAATGAATTGGTTAAGCAGAATGAAAAAATAAACGCTAAAGTCGATAAGATGAATACTAAAACAGTTACAACTGCTAATGGTACGATCATGTACGACTTTACTAGTCAATCAAGTATAAGAAACATCAAATCAATTGGAACGATTGGCGACTCTGTAGCTAGAGGGTCGCACGCAAAAACTAATTTCACAGAAATGTTAGGCAAGAAATTGAAAGCTAAAACGACTAATCTTGCAAGAGGTGGCGCAACAATGGCAACAGTTCCAATAGGTAAAGAAGCGGTAGAAAACAGCATTTATAGACAAGCAGAGCAAATAAGAGGAGACCTAATCATATTACAAGGCACTGATGATGACTGGTTACACGGTTATTGGGCAGGCGTACCGATAGGCACTGATAAAACGGATACAAAAACGTTTTACGGTGCCTTTTGTTCTGCAATTGAAGTTATTAGAAAGAATAATCCAGATTCAAAAATACTAGTGATGACAGCTACAAGACAATGCCCTATGAGTGGTACAACAATACGCCGTAAAGACACGGACAAAAACAAACTAGGGTTAACACTTGAGGACTATGTAAACGCTCAAATATTAGCTTGTAGTGAGTTAGATGTACCAGTGTTTGACGCATATCACACAGATTACTTTAAGCCATACAATCCAGCTTTTAGGAAAGCGAGCATGGAGGACGGCTTACACCCTAACGAAAAAGGTCACGAGGTTATTATGTACGAGTTAATCAAGGATTATTACAGTTTTTACGACTAAAGGAGGCAACCAATGGCTTACGGATTAATTACAAGTTTACATTCAATGACAGGTCGGAAAATAGTTGCTCAACATGAGTATAACTATCGCTTGTTAGATGAAGGTATGAGCAAACTTGAGAAAATGTTTATATACCATCAAAAAGAAGAAATATACGCACACTCAGCGAAACAAATTAAATACTTGAATGACAGTGTTGAAGATTATTTAACGTATTTAAATGGCCGTTTTAGCAATATGATTCTAGGCCATAACGGCGACGGTATCAATGAAGTAAAAGACGCGCGTATTGATAATACAGGTTATGGTCATAAGACATTGCAAGATCGTTTGTATCATGATTATTCAACACTAGATGCTTTCACTAAAAAGGTTGAGAAAGCTGTAGATGAACACTATAAAGAATATCGAGCGACAGAATACCGATTCGAACCAAAAGAGCAAGAACCGGAATTTATCACTGATTTATCGCCATATACAAATGCAGTAATGCAATCATTTTGGGTAGACCCTAGAACGAAAATTATTTATATGACGCAAGCTCGTCCAGGTAATCATTACATGTTATCTAGATTGAAGCCCAACGGACAATTTATTGATAGATTGCTTGTTAAAAACGGCGGTCACGGTACACACAATGCGTATAGATACATTGATGGAGAATTATGGATTTATTCAGCTGTATTGGACAGTAACAAAAACAACAAGTTTGTACGTTTCCAATATAGAACTGGAGAAATAACTTATGGTAATGAAATGCAAGATGTCATGCCGAATATATTTAACGACAGATATACGTCAGCGATTTATAATCCTATAGAAAATTTAATGATTTTCAGACGTGAATATAAAGCTTCTGAAAGACAAGCTAAGAATTCATTGAATTTCATTGAAGTAAGAAGTGCTGACGATATTGATAAAGGTATAGACAAAGTATTGTATCAAATGGATATACCTATGGAATACACTTCAGATACACAACCTATGCAAGGTATCACTTATGATGCAGGTATCTTATATTGGTATACAGGTGATTCGAATACAACCAACCCTAACTACTTACAAGGTTTCGATATAAAAACAAAAGAATTGTTATTTAAACGACGTATCGATATTGGCGGTGTGAATAATAACTTTAAAGGAGACTTCCAAGAAGCTGAGGGTCTAGATATGTATTACGATCTAGAAACAGGACGTAAAGCACTTTTAATAGGGGTAACTATTGGACCTGGTAATAACAGACATCACTCAATTTATTCTATCGGCCAAAGAGGTGTTAACCAATTCTTAAAAAACATTGCACCTCAAGTATCGATGACTGATTCAGGTGGACGTGTTAAACCGTTACCAATACAGAACCCAGCATATCTAAGTGATATTACGGAAGTTGGTCATTACTATATCTATACGCAAGACACACAAAATGCATTAGATTTCCCGTTACCGAAAGCGTTTAGAGATGCAGGGTGGTTCTTGGATGTACTGCCTGGACACTATAATGGTGCTCTAAGACAAGTACTTACCAGAAACAGCACAGGTAGAAATATGCTTAAATTCGAACGTGTCATTGACATTTTCAATAAGAAAAACAACGGAGCATGGAATTTCTGTCCGCAAAACGCCGGTTATTGGGAACATATCCCTAAGAGTATTACAAAATTATCAGATTTAAAAATCGTTGGTTTAGATTTCTATATCACTACTGAAGAATCAAAACGATTTACTGATTTTCCTAAAGACTTTAAAGGTATTGCAGGTTGGATATTAGAAGTAAAATCGAATACACCAGGTAACACAACACAAGTATTAAGACGTAATAACTTCCCGTCTGCACATCAATTTTTAGTTAGAAACTTTGGTACTGGTGGCGTTGGTAAATGGAGTTTATTCGAAGGAAAGGTGGTTGAATAATGGTAGTAGATAATTTTTCGAAAGATGATAACTTAATCGAGTTACAAACAACATCACAATATAATCCGGTTATTGACACAAACATCAGTTTCTATGAATCAGATAGAGGAACTGGTGTTTTAAATTTTGCAGTAACTAAGAATAACAGACCGTTATCTATAAGTTCTGAACATGTTAAAACATCTATCGTGTTAAAAACCGATGATTATAACGTAGATAGAGGCGCTTATATTTCAGACGAATTAACGATAGTAGACGCAATTAATGGGCGTTTGCAGTATGTGATACCGAATGAAATTTTAAAACATTCAGGCAAGGTGCATGCTCAGGCATTCTTTACACAAAACGGGAGTAATAATGTTGTTGTTGAACGTCAATTTAGCTTCAATATTGAAAATGATTTAGTTAGTGGGTTTGATGGTATAACAAAGCTTGTTTATATCAAATCTATTCAAGATACTATCGAAGCTGTCGGTAAAGACTTTAACCAATTAAAGCAAAATATGGCTGATACACAAACGTTAATAGCAAAAGTGAATGATAGTGCGACAAAAGGCATTCAACAAATCGAAATCAAGCAAAACGAAGCTATACAAGCTATTACTGCGACGCAAACTAGTGCAACACAAGCTGTTACAGCTGAATTCGATAAAATAGTTGAAAAAGAGCAAGCGATTTTTGAACGTGTTAACGAAGTTGAACAACAAATCAATGGCGCTGACCTTGTTAAAGGTAATTCAACAACGAATTGGCAAAAGTCTAAACTTACAGATGATTACGGTAAAGCAATTGAATCGTATGAGCAGTCCATAGATAGCGTTTTAAGCGCAGTTAACACATCTAGGATTATTCATATTACTAATGCAACAGATGCGCCAGAAAAGACGGATATAGGCACGTTAGAGAAGCCTGGACAAGATGGTGTTGATGACGGTTCTTCGTTCAATGAATCAACTTATACATCAAGCAAATCTGGTGTGTTAGTTGTTTATGTTGTTGATAATAATACTGCTCGTGCAACATGGTACCCAGACGATTCAAACGATGAGTACACAAAATACAAAATCTACGGCACATGGTACCCGTTTTATAAAAAGAATGATGGAAACTTAACTAAGCAATTTGTTGAAGAAACGTCTAACAACGCTTTAAATCAAGCTAAGCAGTATGTAGATGATAAATTCGGAACAACGAGCTGGCAACAACATAAGATGACAGAGGCGAATGGTCAATCAATTCAAGTTAACTTAAATAATGCGCAAGGCGATTTGGGATATTTAACTGCTGGTAATTACTATGCAACAAGAGTGCCGGATTTACCAGGTAGCGTTGAAAGTTATGAGGGTTATTTATCGGTATTCGTTAAAGATGATACAAACAAGCTATTTAACTTCACACCTTATAACTCTAAAAAGATTTACACACGATCAATCACAAACGGCAGACTTGAGCAACAGTGGACAGTTCCTAATGAACATAAATCAACGGTATTGTTCGACGGTGGCGCAAATGGTGTAGGTACAACAATCAATCTAACTGAACCGTACACAAACTATTCTATTTTGTTGGTAAGTGGAACTTATCCAGGTGGCGTTATTGAGGGATTCGGACTAACCGCATTACCTAACGCGATTCAATTGAGTAAAGCGAATGTAGTTGACTCAGACGGCAACGGTGGCGGTATTTATGAGTGCTTACTATCCAAAACAAGTAGCACTACTTTAAGAATAGATAACGATGTGTACTTTGATTTAGGTAAAACATCAGGTTCTGGAGCGAATGCCAACAAAGTTACTATAACTAAAATTATGGGGTGGAAATAATGAAAATCACAGTAAACGATAAAAACGAAGTTATCGGATTCGTTAATACTGGCGGTTTACGCAATAGTTTAGATGTAGATGATAACAATGTGCCTATTAAATTTAAAGAAGAGTTCGAACCTAGAAAGTTTGTTTTCACTAACGGCGAAATTAAATACAATAGCAATTTCGAAAAAGAAGACGTACCGAATGCATCAAACCAACAAAGTGCGTCAGATTTAAGTGATGAGGAACTTCGCGGAATGGTTGCGAGTATGCAAATGCAGGTGGCACAAGTAAACGTATTAACAATGGAATTAGCTCAACAAAACGCTATGTTAACACAACAGTTGACTGAACTGAAAACTAACAAAACAAGTACTGAGGGGGACGTTTAAATAATGAAGATGATTTATCCAACTTTTAAAGACATTAAAACTTTTTATGTTTGGGGTTACTATAAAAACGAGCAAATTAAGTGGTACGTAGACAAGGGTTTAATCGATAAAGAAGAATACGCTTTAATCACTGGAGAAAAATATCCAGAAACAAAAGATGAAAAGTCACAGGTGTAATGCTTGTGGCTTTTTAATTTGAATAAAGTGGGTGGCATAATGTTTGGATTTACCAAACGACATGAACAAGATTGGCGTTTAACGCGATTAGAAGAAAATGATAAGACTATGTTTGAAAAATTCGACAGAATAGAAGATAGTCTTAGAGCGCAAGAAAAGATTTATGACAAATTAGATAGAAATTTTGAAGAATTAAAGCGCGACAAGGTAGAAGATGAAAAGAATAAAGAAAAGAATGCCAAGAATATTAGAGACATAAAAATGTGGATTCTAGGTTTGATAGGGACTATCTTCAGTACGATTGTCATAGCTTTACTAAGAACTGTTTTTGGTATTTAAAGGAGGTGATTACCATGCTTAAAGGGATTTTAGGATATAGCTTCTGGGCGTGCTTCTGGTTTGGTAAATGTAAATAACAGTTAAGAGTCAGTGCTTCGGCACTGGCTTTTTATTTTGATTGAAATGAGGTGCATACATGGGATTACCTAACCCAAAGACTAGAAAGCCTACAGCTAGTGAAGTGGTGGAGTGGGCAAAGTCGAATATTGGTAAGAGGATTAATATAGATAATTATCGGGGCAGTCAATGTTGGGATACACCTAACTTTATTTTTAAAAGATATTGGGGTTTTGTAACATGGGGCAATGCTAAGGATATGGCTAATTACAGATATCCTAAGGGTTTCCGATTCTATCGTTATTCATCTGGATTTGTACCGGAACCTGGAGACATCGCAGTTTGGCACCCTGGCAACGGAATAGGTTCGGACGGACACACCGCAATAGTAGTAGGACCATCTAATAAAAGTTATTTTTATAGCGTTGACCAAAACTGGGTTAATTCTAATAGTTGGACAGGTTCTCCAGGAAGATTAGTAAGACACCCTTATGTAAGTGTTACAGGCTTTGTTAGGCCTCCATACTCAAAAGATACTAGCAAACCTAGTAGTACTGATACAAGTTCAGCATCAAAAGCCAATGACTCAACAATTACTGGCGAAGCGAAGAAACCGCAATTTAAAGAAGTTAAAACAGTAAAATACACTGCTTACAGCAATGTTTTAGATAAAGAAGAGCATTTTATTGATCATATAGTTGTAATGGGTGATGAACGCTCAGATATTCAAGGATTATATATAAAAGAATCAATGCATATGCGTTCTGTAGACGAACTGTATACGCAAAGAAATAAGTTTATAAGCGATTATGAAATACCGCATTTATATGTCGATAGAGAGGCTACATGGCTTGCTAGACCAACCAATTTTGATGACCCGCGTCACCCTAATTGGCTAGTTATTGAAGTATGTGGTGGTCAAACAGATAGCAAACGACAATTCTTATTGAATCAAATACAAGCGTTAATACGTGGTGTTTGGTTATTGTCAGGGATTGATAAAAACTTATCTGAAACGACGTTAAAGGTAGACCCTAATATTTGGCGTAGTATGAAAGATTTAATTAATTACGACTTGATTAAGCAAGGTATACCGGATAACGCAAAGTATGAGCAAGTTAAAAAGAAAATGCTTGAGACATACATTAAACGAGATATATTGACACGAGAAAATATAAAAGAAGTAACGACAAAAACAACAATAAGAATTAGTGATAAAACATCAGTTGACAGTGCGTCCACACGAGGCCCTACTCCATCAGACGAAAAACCAAGCATCGTTACTGAAACAAGTCCATTCACATTCCAGCAAGCACTGGATAGACAAATGTCTAGGGGTAACCCGAAAAAATCTCATACATGGGGCTGGGCTAATGCAACACGAGCACAAACGAGCTCGGCAATGAATGTTAAGCGAATATGGGAAAGTAACACGCAATGCTATCAAATGCTTAATTTAGGCAAGTATCAAGGCATTTCAGTTAGTGCGCTTAACAAAATACTTAAAGGAAAAGGAACGCTCGACGGACAAGGCAAAGCATTCGCGGAAGCTTGTAAGAAAAACAACATTAACGAAATTTATTTGATCGCGCACGCTTTCTTAGAAAGTGGATACGGAACAAGTAACTTCGCTAGTGGTAGATACGGTGCATATAATTACTTCGGTATTGGTGCATTCGACAACGACCCTGATTATGCAATGACGTTTGCTAAAAATAAAGGTTGGACATCTCCAGCAAAAGCAATCATGGGCGGTGCTAGCTTCGTAAGAAAGGATTACATCAATAAAGGTCAAAACACATTGTACCGAATTAGATGGAATCCTAAGAATCCAGCTACCCACCAATACGCTACTGCTATAGAGTGGTGCCAACATCAAGCAAGTACAATCGCTAAGTTATATAAACAAATCGGCTTAAAAGGTATCTACTTCACAAGGGATAAATATAAATAAAGAGGTGTGTAAATGTACAAAATAAAAGATGTTGAAACGAGAATAAAAAATGATGGTGTTGACTTAGGTGACATTGGCTGTCGATTTTACACTGAAGATGAAAATACAGCATCTATAAGAATAGGTATCAATGACAAACAAGGTCGTATCGATCTAAAAGCACATGGCTTAACACCTAGATTACATTTGTTTATGGAAGATGGCTCTATATTCAAAAATGAGCCCCTTATTATCGACGATGTTGTAAAAGGGTTCCTTACCTACAAAATACCTAAAAAGGTTATCAAACACGCTGGTTATGTTCGCTGTAAGCTGTTTTTAGAGAAAGAAGAAGAAAAAATACATGTCGCAAACTTTTCTTTCAATATCGTTGATAGTGGTATTGAATCTGCTGTAGCAAAAGAAATCGATGTTAAATTGGTAGATGATGCTATTACGAGAATTTTAAAAGATAACGCGACAGATTTATTGAGCAAAGACTTTAAAGAGAAAATAGATAAAGATGTCATTTCTTACATCGAAAAGAATGAAAGTAGATTTAAAGGTGCGAAAGGTGATAAAGGCGAACCGGGACAACCTGGTGCGAAAGGTGATACAGGTAAAAAAGGAGAACAAGGCGCACCCGGTAAAAACGGTACTGTAGTATCAATCAATCCTGACACTAAAATGTGGCAAATTGATGGTAAAGATACAGATATCAAAGCAGAACCTGAGTTATTGGACAAAATCAATATCGCAAATGTTGAAGGGTTAGAAGATAAATTGCAAGAAGTTAAAAAAATCAAAGATACAACTCTCAACGACTCTAAAACGTATACGGATTCAAAAATTGCTGAACTAGTTGATAGCGCGCCTGAATCTATGAATACATTAAGAGAATTAGCAGAAGCAATACAAAATAACTCTATTTCAGAAAGTGTATTGCAACAGATTGGCTCAAAAGTTAGTACAGAAGATTTTGAGAGATTCAAGCAATCATTAAACAGTTTGTATGCAGATAAAAATCATAGTCATACAATCAAACAGATTGAAGGATTAGAAAATGCTTTATCAAAAAAATCAGACATAAATCACAGTCATGATGAACGTTATCTTTTATCATCAAATGCTTTTACAAAAGAGGAAGCAGATAAACTTTATCAACCTATCGGTTCTTCGCAGCCGTCACTGAATATTTGGACAGGCAGTGAAACAGAATATAATTATTTGTATCAAAAAGACCCTAATACACTTTACTTAATTAAGGGGTGATTTTATGGAAGGTAATTTTAAAAATGTAAAGAAGCTTATTTACGAAGGCGAAGAATATACAAAAGTATATGCTGGAAATATCCAAGTATGGAAAAAGTCTTCATCTTTTGTAATAAAACCCTTACCTAAAAATAAATATCCGGATAGCATAGAAGAATCAACAGCAAAATGGACAATAAATGGAGTTGAACCTAATAAAAGTTATCAGGTGACAATAGAAAATGTACGTAGCGGTATAATGAGGGTTTCGCAAACTAATTTAGGGTCAAGTGAATTAGGAATATCAGGAGTCAATAGCGGAGTTGCAAGTAAAAATATCAACTTTAGTAATCCTTCAGGGACGTTGTATGTCACTATAAGTGATGTTTATTCAGGATCTCCGACATTGACCATTGAATAATTTTAAACGACTAATTTTTTAGTTGTTTTTTATTTTGGATAAAAGGAGCAAACAAATGGATATTAACTGGAAATTGAGATTCAAAAATAAAGCAGTACTAACTGGTTTAGTTGGAGCGTTGTTGCTATTTATCAAGCAAATCACGGATTTGTTCGGATTAGATTTATCCACTCAATTAAATCAAGCTAGCGCTATTATAGGCGCTATCCTCACGTTACTTACAGGTATTGGTGTTATTACTGACCCAACGTCAAAAGGCGTCTCAGATTCATCTATAGCACAGACATATCAAGCGCCTAGAGATAGCAATAAAGAAGAACAACAAGTTACGTGGAAATCATCACAAGACAGCAGTTTAACGCCGGAATTAAGCACGAAAGCACCAAAAGAATATGATACATCACAACCTTTCACAGACGCCTCTAACGATGTTGGCTTTGACGTGAACGAGTATCATCACGGAGGTGGCGACAATGCAAGCAAAATTGACTAAAAAAGAGTTTATAGAGTGGTTGAAAACTTCTGAGGGAAAACAATTTAATATCGACCTTTGGTATGCATTTCAATGCTTTGATTATGCTAATGCTGGTTGGAAAGCTTTGTTTGGATTACTCCTAAAAGGTGTAGGCGCAAAAGATATTCCGTTCGCTAACAACTTCGACGGATTAGCTACTGTATACCAAAATACACCGGACTTTTTGGCACAACCCGGCGACATGGTTGTGTTCGGTAGTAATTACGGTGCAGGATACGGACACGTAGCATGGGTAATTGAAGCAACTTTAGATTATATCATTGTATATGAGCAGAATTGGCTAGGCGGTGGCTGGACTGACGGAATCGAACAACCCGGCTGGGGTTGGGAAAAAGTTACAAGACGACAACATGCTTACGATTTCCCTATGTGGTTTATCCGCCCGAACTTCAAAAGCGAAATAGCACCACGATCAGTTCAATCTCCTACACAAGCACCTAAAAAGGAAACAGCTAAGCCACAACCTAAAGCAGTAGAACTTAAAATCATCAAAGATGTGGTTAAAGGTTATGACCTACCTAAGCGTGGTAGTAACCCTAAAGGTATAGTTATTCATAACGACGCAGGAAGTAAAGGGGCGACAGCAGAAGCGTATCGAAACGGATTAGTTAACGCGCCTTTATCGAGATTAGAGGCAGGTATTGCACATAGTTATGTATCAGGTAACACAGTGTGGCAAGCTTTAGATGAATCACAAGTAGGTTGGCATACTGCTAACCAATTAGGCAATAAATATTATTACGGTATTGAAGTGTGTCAATCAATGGGCGCAGATAACGCGACATTCTTAAAAAATGAACAGGCAACTTTCCAAGAATGCGCTAGATTGTTAAAAAAATGGGGTTTACCAGCAAACAGGAACACAATCAGATTACACAATGAATTTACTTCAACATCATGCCCTCATAGAAGTTCGGTTTTACACACTGGTTTTGATCCAGTAACTCGCGGTCTATTGCCAGAAGACAAGCGGTTGCAACTTAAAGACTACTTTATCAAGCAGATTAGGGCGTACATGGATGGTAAAATACCGGTTGCCACTGTCTCTAATGAGTCAAGCGCTTCAAGTAATACAGTTAAACCAGTTGCAAGTGCATGGAAACGTAATAAATATGGTACTTACTACATGGAAGAAAGTGCTAGATTCACAAACGGCAATCAACCAATCACAGTAAGAAAAGTGGGGCCATTCTTATCTTGTCCAGTGGGTTATCAGTTCCAACCTGGTGGGTATTGTGATTATACAGAAGTGATGTTACAAGATGGTCATGTTTGGGTAGGATATACATGGGAGGGGCAACGTTATTACTTGCCTATTAGAACATGGAATGGTTCTGCCCCACCTAATCAGATATTAGGTGACTTATGGGGAGAAATCAGTTAGAATGACGTAGTCATGTCTATTTAAGCAGGTGCGTTACATACCTGCTTTCTATTTACATTTAAAGATAAAATGTGCTATTATTTTACTAGAACTTTTTAACATTTCTCTCAAGATTTAAATGTAGATAACAGGCAGGTACTACGGTACTTGCCTATTTTTTTGTTATAATGTAATTACATTACCAGTAACCAATCTGGCTTAAAACCACATTTCCGGTAGCCAATCCGGCTATGCAGAGGACTTACTTGCGTAAAGTAGTAAGAAGCTGACTGCATATTTAAACCACCCATACTAGTTGCTGGGTGGTTTTTATGTTATAATATAAATGTGAAATGGTCATTCTTGAAATGACTCGGTCGCTACTGGCACAGACCGTCTAAAGTGTCATCACTACATGAACTGAGAATTCATATGACGTTGCTGACGAGCGACAAAGCTCTGTGTTCCTGAATGGGAGTAGGTTTGTGTGGTGGTATAATTTAGTAACAGCATAGACTGTCTATAGCAAAGTTGCCGAAGAGATTCTAAACGTATTTATAAATACGTGGCCCTTGCTAGATAACCGCATCTTAACTGATGCGGTTATTTTTATCCCCATACAACCAACAAAACCACACCACCTATTAATTTAGGAGTGTGGTTATTTTTGTCGCGCGTGTCAAATACGTGTCAATTTAGTTCTATTTATTTAGTGTTTTTTCTGAAGTTAAATGCTTTCAAATAGCTTAGTTATAGTTTTTTCGGTTATATGACAAAATAAAATTTATCCCTCACTCTCCGTTTTAGCGCTTAAAATGGTTTAAAATCATTTTAAGCGCTCTTTTTATTTTAGACTCAACCCTTTGATATATCTGCATTTGAGCTATTACCATCATTTTTATACTTCTTATTTATTTATATCCATTTAAAAATTTTTAGCCACAATGTGACTAATTTTTGATGGTTAATCTTAATTTTAGTCACAAGATTTTGAAGTTTAGTCACAAAACAAATCATTCAGATTTTTTTCTATAAATTTAGTTTCATTATCTTCAAATTTTTTAATCAAATGCGAATATGTTTTAAGCGTTGTATGTACATCTGCGTCACCTAATCGTTTTGATATGTAATGTATAGGTGTTCCTTAAAGAAAATCAAATATTATATATACGCTTGAAAAAATAATATAATCAATCGGCATCTACGTGCGGATTTTAAAGAAAAGCGTAGCATAACCAGGAGTTAGTCAATTTTTAATAAATTCGACTAAATTATTAATAAAGGCTAAAGTAATTAGTTTACTTTAGCCTTTATTGCATTTGTAATTTATAGAATTGCGAACAGGGGACTACTGTTAGTTTATGTGATTAAAACTTCAATGTTATTAGATTTATTAGACCATTTCAAAATCGCAAGGTTCTCATGTTCTGCTACAGTTTGCGCTCTTTGGAAGATATATATCATTTACTATTACTAACATGATGTATTCTAATTTGTTTGTGGATGGGCTGTTTGGTTTGATATCGCGGTAAATATAAGCTGCATTAGTTATATTGTTGAAATCTAAGTTGAATTTATTATCATACAGCAATGTGCCAATTAGGGACATTTTTAATTTTGAACTCTACATTTTGTTAAGAGTATCTGGTTATATTTGCAAAATGGTATGAACATTTATCATCATTTATTAAGTTGTCTTGATGATTGAATGACCCAGTATTTATTCAGTTCGAGAAGATTGAGAGTGTTAAATCGTATTCGCGTATAATTTCGATTCTAGTCATACCATTTTTATAAAGTTTAACCATTTGTAATTTGAAATCCTTAATAGATGTTCTTCTGACTCTTGTCAAAATAAAATCGCCTATCCAAATAGTTTAACAATATCTATTCTCATAGAATTTGTTCAACTAAGTGTAGACGATTCTGCATTATCTATAAGACTATTCAAGTTGCTATCTTAAGCTGTTTCGAATTTTTCAAATTTCTCTCATTTAATAAAAAAATTGATATTATCACGTCCAGAAATATTAAATCAATAAACCTATCTTTTCGTCTAATTCACTATAATCTATAGTACTTATATAGTTTTCATGAAGAAGGTTTTTATTATGTTCATTTTTTTCTTTTTTTGAGTCATTTAAAATAAAAATAAACTCATTTTGCCTGTGTCTTTTTATTTTTTTTGCTTGCATAGCATCTGTTATTTTCGACTTAATAATCATAGAATTATTAGGATTAGAAATAGCATTGATAAATTTTTCTTTTTGGTTTTTCTTAGCGCTAATAAAAAAGTCAAAATTATGAACAACACCACTGCTTCCTATAATAGGTAAATCTCTTCCGTAATAAATGTTATGTTCATCAAATTTGTTTGCAACATCTTCTGAAAATATGTTTTGTGACTTAGGATTAGAAAGTAAGTACATATCACTAACAAATATAAGGCACTGTAATAAATTATGTTTAGATTTATTAAAATTTTTAAAGTTAGTTTGAACATAAATTTCGTGGGTCTTATCGTTGTATTTAGTACCGTAGGCTGAAAGATGCTCTTCAAAAATCTTTTTACGTTTTTTGAATTTATTTAAAGAAACACCGTTATTTTCTAAACCAAATGTAGTATAGCCGTCATCAGTCAGTGTAATCATGTCTCTGGACTGATCGTATAAAGCGTATATTTTTAAATTATCTAAAGAATTATCTTTAAAAGGGGTATCTATTTTTACAACATTGTTTGATAAATTAGAAAACTCTAAGATCTGGTTATACCAATCAAGATATTCTTTTTTTAATTTTTTAGCATCAAACGTAGTCATATTATCCCTCCTTTATTCAAGGTCTTTTATATTATTTTACTCTAAAAACGACATATACACATTATACAAGTTATAGATGTCGGGGAAATCTTTCAAGTTAATTTCATAAGCAAACCTATCCTTTTTATCACACTTATCATTATATATGTGAATATGACTTTTCGGAGCGATTGTTCCATCTGGATTATCGTGAGTATCACCGTTAATATCTATTCTAACTAGGGTGTGATAGGTATCTTTGAAAATGATTGAAATTGAAAACCTATCTTTTTCTATGTTCCCTCTTTTTATTGTTAATAAGTGGAAATGATAATTTAATAATGTACACTTTTGATTGTTTAAACATGTACAATTTTTAAAAACCTATAGATAATTTTATTGAGGTGAACAACAATGAAATTATCTTTAGACATAAATACTGATTTTGAAGTTACTACTCTTACAGATTTACCAAAATTAAAAATTGTTATGGAGAACTTAAACATGAAAATAAACAAAAGTGAAATAGCGAGACACATGGATGTTGATAGAAGAACAGTTGATAAATATTTAAATGGCTTTGAGCCAACCAAAAAGAGAAATCGTCAGTCTATTATTGACAAGTATTACCCTATCATAGAAAAATTACTTTCAGACACTAGTGAACAAAAGTTCTACTATAAGCGTATTCTTTGGCAATATTTGAAGGATAAACATGGGTTAACGTGTGCGTATTCTACATTTAGAGCTTATATCCTTAAACATGATGAGTTTAATCGTTATTTTATGAAAGGTTATCAACGGATGTCGCCTAAAGGCACAACGAGATTCGAAACAAAAGCCGGTCATCAAGCACAGTTTGACTGGAAAGAAGGCATTAACTTTAAAACGAAGGATAATCAAATCGTTTCACTAAATATAGGCGTACTACTACTTCCTTATTCCCGTTTTGTAATCATGCAAGTGACAATGAATAAATCAAGTGATGTCTTATTTAATTTATTGACACAAGCGTTTGAGCTAATGGGAGGTGTGCCTAATGAACTTGTAACGGATAACATGAAAACGGTCATGGATCAACCCAGAACAGAACGTACAAATGGTCAAATAAATCGTAGATTTAAACAATTCGCTGATGATTTTAATTTTAAAGTAAAACCTTGTATTGCCGGCCGTCCTAGAACAAAGGGTAAAGTAGAATCGATAATGAAAATATTAGATGAAATTCATGCTTATCAAGGCGAATTATATTTGGAAGAGATTCCTAAGTTTATTTCTAATCTTAATGAGCGACTGAACTACTCAGTTCATACGAGTACAGGTAAAATACCTATTATTGCTTTAGAAAAAGAAAAAAGTTTCTTACAACCACTACGAATGTGAATGTAAGAAACTCATATAAAGTGAAACATAAATATTTGAAAGTCAACCACTCTAATATGATTACATATAAGTCCAATCAATATTCAGTACCAGCTGAATATTGTGGGAAAATAGTTGAAGTTCAAGTTTATGATCAAAAACTACACGTTTATTATAACACTAAATCGATTTGTGAACATCTCATCACACAACGTAAATTAAATTATCAAAAAGAACATTATTTAGAAACACTGTCATCTTCTTTTGGAAATAGAGAAATGGATGATATTAATCAGATTGCGATAGATAATTTGAATGCGATTGGAGAGTTGTATGATGAATAATTCGACGAATTATAAGCGCTTAAAAGCGAATTTAGAATATTTGAAAATGAATCAAATGATTAATCATCTTGATGATGTTATCGATTTTAGTATTAAAAACAACCTGTCATTTATAGATACACTAATTAAATTAAGTGACTACGAAATCGAAATTAAAGAGAAAAATTTGATTGAATCGATGGTAAAGGTGGCGGCATTTCCGTTTAAAAAAGAAATATCAGATTTTGACTTTAATTTTCAACCGAGCATCAATCAACAAGAAATTTGGGATTTTACAGATTTGCGTTTTATAGAAAAATATCAAAACATTGTCTTTTTAGGCTCAAGTGGCGTTGGTAAAACACATTTAGCTACAGGCATTGGTATGGCTGCAGCTAAAAATAGAGTAAGTACTTACTTTATTAAATGTCATCATTTGATAGAGAATTTAAGAAAAGCAAAACTAGAGAACAGATTAGAAAATAGATTGAAGCACTATAGCAAGTATAAGTTATTAATCATAGATGAGATTGGGTACTTACCTATTGGAAGTGAAGATGCCAAACTATTCTTTCAATTAATAGATTTAAGATATGAGAAGAAAAGTACAATATTTACCACAAATATCAATTTCAACTTATGGAATGAAATATTTGATGATCCCAAAATCGCAAATGCGATTTTGGATAGGATATTGCATCATTCAAGTGTAGTTAAAATCACTGGCAAATCGTATAGATTAAAAGATCATTCACCTAAGAAGGAAATTACTTAGCAAACAATTTTGTACATTCTTATACAATCATTTATGTACATTTTTATATTGACATTTACACTTTAGCATTCCCGTATAATAGTTTACGGGGTGCTTTTTATGTTATAATTAACTGTATATAGTAGGAGTGAACTATATAGCCTGTTAAGTGGCCTAGTAACCTAACACTTATCCTGCAATTGATATCCTTTTTGCCCTTCACTCGATACATATATCTCAACAACATAGAAATATTACAGTCGCTACACCGCATCTTAAATGGTGTGGTTATTTTTATTGGAAGTGTGTATCAGGTATCAGTAATGTTAAAACACCAGCTAAAAATGAAAAGAATTCACCAGTGCCAGCAGGTTATACACTCGATAAAAACAATGTACCGTATAAAAAAGAGACTGGTTATTACACAGTTGCCAATGTTAAAGGTAATAACGTGAGGGATGGCTATTCAACTAATTCAAGAATTACAGGTGTATTACCCAATAACGCAACTATCAAATATGACGGCGCATATTGCATTAATGGCTATAGATGGATTACTTATATTGCTAATAGTGGACAACGTCGTTATATAGCGACAGGAGAGGTAGACAAGGCAGGTAATAGAATAAGCAGTTTTGGTAAGTTTAGTGCAGTTTGATAATTAGATATATAAAGGTTTGGCAAGTTATGAAATGTCTGCCAAACCTTTATATAAAAAAGAAATATCTACCTTTTAATTTATGTAACTACTATTAGTATGCATATTCATTAGTTTTTCCAGGACCATTAATTACATAAGATGATTTAGACTCTCCTTTTTTAAAGAAGTATGTTTTATACATTTTACCTAGTAACTCAACATTTTTTCTATCTTCAGCAAGTGGTGTATTCAGATATACTGTATAGTAACCTTTATTTTCAGTTAAAATAACCATTTTTTCAAATTGAGCAGAATTTTTTGTGCCTTTCTTTAAATAATTTCTCAAACGTTCATCTAATTTTCCTAGCGTTGTAGGAAGACCACTATTTTTAAATGATTCTTTATAAGCTTTTTCTTTCTCTAACATTTTCTTATTTGATTCTATTTCTTCATTTGTAGGAAACGGTTCAAAAGTAAAAGCTTTCGCTGAATGATGGTGTGTACTGATTCCTGCCGTTAAAAAACTTAATGCTAAAACTGTTGTTGCTAATTTCTTTTTCATAATGATGTTAATTCTCCTTAAATTCTATATTTAAATTTATAGTTAGTTTTGCGAAATTCCTAAAATGAGTTTAATCTAATCGACGAAATATATTAATTAACTTGAAATTAATAAAAGATTAATTATTTTTAACTAAAAATTAAAATTCAATTAGTGTTTTGATGAATTTGGTCTCGATAAATTGAAATAATCTAAAAAACGCTATAATTTTTCTATTAATAGTAATTAATATGTGCTATATTTATCTTAGACACAGCAATGTGTTCAAATTTTCATCTATTCATAAGCTAGCCTTCGGGCTAGTTTTTTTGTGCTATATATATTTGTTTTAATTAAATAAAATTAGATAATGCAATAGTAGCCATTTTATGTTAATATTACCTTGGGCGTTTTCAAGGAGCGCCTTTCATTTTTTATGTATTGCTCCCCTTCGGGCTAGTATATTAAATTTATTTTTGCGCTTTCCAAATCAATGTATATGTGTTATATTGTTTATGGGAAGTAGGTAAGCATTTCGGTGCTTACCTTTTTTTGTTTTTCTATAAATACAATAAGGTATGTCAATTTGATAATTTATTAATTTTCATTTAATAAGAAGATCTATATAGTTAATGAATAATTAATGTACTTTTTTTTAGTTAGTCATTAAAATAAATTAGTACTAATTACTAAGGAGAATAAAAAATGAAAATTAGAAAATCTATACTTGCGGGAACTTTAGCAATCGTTTTAGCATCACCACTAGTAACTAATCTAGATAAAAATGAGGCACAAGCTAGCACAAGCTTGCCAACATCGAATGAATATCAAAACGAAAAGTTAGCTAATGAATTAAAATCGTTATTAGATGAACTAAATGTTAATGAATTAGCTACTGGAAGTTTAAACACTTATTATAAGCGAACTATAAAAATTTCAGGTCAAAAAGCAATGTATGCTCTTAAGTCAAAAGACTTTAAGAAAATGTCAGAAGCAAAATATCAACTTCAAAAGATTTATAACGAAATTGACGAAGCACTAAAAAGTAAATATTAAAAAAACCACCCTTTTACGGGTGGTTTTAATTTTCTAGATAATATAAAAGTGTTCATAAATAAAACAGTATAGGCAAACAATAAAGTATTGAAAAAAGTAAGTTTAATATGAAAATTGTTAAATGAACGACATCTTTTGTTTTTATAAATATCAAGAAAATAATCAAACTCAAAATAAATAACGTAACTGTAGTCATAGGCGTCCATACATAATCAGCATTAGTCATTAAGAATGGTGCAGCCATTATGAAAAAATTTATAATGCAGATGAAATAGACAATTAGACTATAAATTAGATAAATAACAATACACACCCTTCATAAATAAATAATTTAAATCCTATATATTTTAACAAAAGTAACACACAGAAGTGTAGAAAATAAAAAATATTGGTAAATAAAATCAATAAGTTTAACCAATATGTTGCTCGCTTCATACCGTATATTGCAACAAAAATTCCGATTAAGAAAAATATAGCCCCTATGATAAAACAGAAATCCGATGCTGAATTATTAAAAAATGAGGTGTTTAGAGTTAGAAAATGAGTTAATGAGTTGACTATAACTAATAAGATATTAATTATATTTGTATGGTTCTTCACATGATACCTCCAAGTAAAAAAATCTAATTAATAAAGTGAATGCTTGATGAACAAGCAGTTATTCCAAACAGAATCAATAAGAAAAGTAGAATCAACATGCTAATGCCCCATAAACAACCCTTTTCACTTTCTCTATTATTAATTTCTTGACTTCTTTTAAAGATATTATTACTTTTACATTCTTTAGTTGTTTTAAATTTCACGTTTTTATTACTTCCTTTTGTCTAAAAGTTTACAATGAATTTTTGATTATAATAATATATTCAAAATAGTACTATCTAGTTTGATATGTCAAGCAATATTATTATAAAATTGGAATTCTGAGTTGTCTACTCTAATTTATTATATTTACCTATAAAAATACACCTCAAAAAATAGATTTTTCAGTCTAGCTTTTGGGGTGTACATTCCACACAAACATGTGATTATTTTGATGTTTCTATTAAACTTGTAATTTTAAATTTAAAGTCCCTAAAAAGTCCCTAAAATTTTATTTTATATGAGGTATTATTGATAATGATAAAGTTATAAACCTTGATATTATGCTGTTTTACTTTTTGAATGATAAGTAATTTTATGTTAAAAGTCTCCAGTTTGGAAAGAGAAGAAGTTAGGGGATATTACAGAACAATCTATGTATGGTATAGGTGCATCTGCAACAAGGTTTGATTCGAAAAATATATATATAAGAATTACTGATATTGATGAAAAATCAAGGAAATTAAATTATCAAAACTTAACTACACCTGATGAACTTAATAATAAGTACAAGCTGAAAAGAAATGATATTCTTTTTGCACGAACTGGTGCTAGCACGGGCAAAAGTTATATTCACAAAGAAGAAAAGGATATTTATAATTACTATTTCGCTGGATTTTTAATAAAATTTGAAATAGACGAACAAAATAATCCTTTGTTCATATACCAATTTACACTAACATCAAAATATAACAAATGGGTGAAGGTCATGTCTGTAAGATCTGGTCAACCGGGCATTAATAGTGAAGAATATGCAAAATTACCTTTAGTTTTGCCCAATAAGTTAGAACAGCAAAAAATAGCAGAATTCTTAGATAGATTTGACCAACAAATTGAATTAGAAAAACAAAAAATAGAAATACTTCAACAACAGAAAAAAGGCTTACTTCAATCGATGTTTATTTAA